CTACTTCGTCGGCTTCACTTTCTTGCCTTTCCGGTCGCGGATGTAGTGCTCGGTCATCGTTACCGTCGTGTGACCTAACTGGTCCCGAGCCTGCAGAATGTCGCCACTTGATTCGGCAGTATCGGTCCCTCCCTTGGCTCGCAGATCTCTGAACTGGAAAGCCGATTTTGGGATCCCCGCTGCCTCCCGGGCCTTGTCGAAACGGCCTCTGAGCATGTGATAGGTCATCGGCTGGCCGTCATTGATGACGACCAGGCGCGTCGAGTGGACGCGGTATCCAGCCTTCCTGGCCATAATCCTGTCGATCAGCAGCTTCAGTTCCCCGATCAACTCGATACGACGCTTCGCCAACGTCTTGCCTTGGCGAATTGCCAAAGTGCCGTCGCGGATATCGCGCTCATCCATCTTCAGGGTGTCGGCCACGCGCTGGGCCGTCAGGTAAGAAAGGTCCATGGCATCCTTCAGTCCCTGATCTGCCGCCTCATAGACCACTGCATAGAGGTCATCCTCGACATACACATCACGCCCGCGCTCTCTGTTCCGTTTCACGCCTGAGCATGGGTTGGCCAGTTTGGTGTAGCCCATCTCGCGCGCGTAGTTCCAGATGGCCGAGAAAAGGGAGATTTCCCGGTTTGCGCGAACCGGCGCCGACCGCCGGAAGATCAGGTACTGCTTGATGTGCTTAGGTTCGATATCCCCGATGGCTGCAGGTGGATCATCGAAGAACGCCAGCAGTTGCTTGAGCTCGCGGGCGTTGTCCTTCTGCGTTGTAGGGCTTTTCGTTGGCACGACGTCGATGAAGTAGCGTTGAGCCACATAGCGAAACGTGAGCGTCTCCGCTAGCTTTGCATCGGCTGTGCGCGCCCTCTCCAGACGGGCGTATTCAGTGATCGCCAGGCCGTAGTCCGTTCCGAGGGACAGTTCTTTGCGTGGCTTGCCGCCGAGGTCGTAGTAGTAATAGATCTTGTCTCCGCGGCGTCTTTCGCGGAGCCGGGGAATGCTCCCCGGTTTGGTCGGCCGTCTTCCCATTTATCCTGCTTTCCTTGGAGTCCAGCCCGTCTTCTCGGGTTTCGCAGCCGTGGCCGGTGCCAGCAGGCTGGCGGTGATGACACACGGCCAGCCGTTGGCCTTCACAGTGTGGCGAATGCCATTCTTTTTCAGGACCTCTATCTGCCTGGCCTTGGTGCGCGCCCCAGTCAGTTCGCACACCTCCTCGTGTGTCAAGAATGTGATGTTTTCCATGAGGTTATGCCTCTCCCGGCCTATAGCCGGACGATTCCGCAGCCCTTTCCTTTGGGCCGCGGCATGGATGATTTCAGGTAGGATGTACCGGCTCACCGGTGACGGGACCAGCCTTGGCGGGCATGTGCCCCTGATCCGGCGGGCCTTCGCTGGGGAGGGGGCGATGCCTGGTTTCTGCTTCATCCGAAGCACCCCGTCTGCCAGGCCGCCAGCGTGCGGAGGATCGGGAATATCTCCACCAGCCCCACCACGGCCAGGCCGAGGGCGGCGATGATGGCGAGGGCAGTCAGTGCTCTACGCATCGCTTGGCCCTCCCTGACTCGCCGCTACCCGGTCGATGCGCTTGATCTCGGCCAGGATCAGTGCACCGGCCTTGATCAGGTCGCGTCGCGCGGTACTCGGCTTCCACCACTGTTCATCCCAGGGCCACGCCAGCGACACCAGCAGGGCGGCGGTTCCATCGTTCGGAGCGCTGGAGCCGGCCAGGGCGTAGCAGGCGGCGGTGCGGGCCATCTCCCCGTTGTCGTGCTCGTCGTCGTTCTCCGGCGTCCTGCCTTCGTTCTCGACCAGCCGGCGCCGCCGTACGTCCAGAAATGGCCGTCGAGCACTGGTTGCGGCTTCATGGCACGGCGGGTGACCGTCTTCCGCCCCTCCAGGATGACGCGGACCATCGGCCCGCTGAACAAGATGGGGCGTTCCTTGTGAGCGCAGCAATTTGCCGGCATAGGGTCTCCTATACTCCAGGCTTTCGGCTGGAGCGATGAACATGGATGAGGAATGGTTTGTTGCGCGGGTGTTTGAGTTGGCTGGCGAGCAAGGCCTGCTCATTCAGGAGCGAAGACCTGGGCGGAGCATTTGCTTCAATGAGACCAGCAAGAAGTGGCTTCACGAAGGGCACATTCGGCAGCTCTACCGCGAGGGGGTTCTAGCTGACGGGCTCGAACGAGCCAACCTCAACCGAATGATCGAGGGGGTGGCGCCCGGAAGACCTTGCACCCACGTCGGAATGCGAAAGCTCGTTTGCTTGGTTAAGTCCGGAGTTAGCGGTGGAAGCACAGACGAGGGTGGCGGCTGACTCCCGCCCTATAGGTGCGGCGATGTCCGCGGCCATGACGCCCTTCATCCCCATCTCAAAGGCCAGGCTGCGCTCGATATTGGCGCCGCGTGAACTTGGCCAGCCCGGCAACAGCGCGATGGCGTTGCAGGTAACCAACTGCGCCAGGGCCTTGCGCATGTAGCCGGCCCAGGTGCCGCAGGCTGGCGCCGGGTTTTCAGCCGGGTTCTCGACGTGGTAGCCGAGGGCGCGCGTTGCTCGCCAGGCTGCGCCGTACAGCTTCGAGCAGCCGTTGCGCGCGCCGTCTGTGCAACAGCGGGTCACCTCGAGCGTCATCCCGTCGTCGAGGTGGCGCGCTACCGGGCGCCCGACGATGGCCACCCCCACGATGCGCCCGTCGGCGGCGAGGCCCAGGCTGAACTTATGGCCCTGGACCGGGCCGTGGTGGCGGTGGTGCTGCTCGACGAACGCATTGGCTTCAACCAGAGTTATGGGGCAGATATCTAGGGGGGCTTCGGGCATAGGGTCCTCGTGCATTAGTAGCGAACTGCATACTTCAGAGAAGCGGAGGCGTTATGAGGAGGGACTGGGTGGTATGGGTTGGCTGCTTTTTGCTATTTGCCGCTGGGGCGGTTTTTTCTAAACTTAGCTTGGGCTCAAATTTCTTTTTAGTTCCTAGTGTTCATGATCTATTTGATATTGCTTCGTCGATGGCAACTGTTATCGCCGTGATCTTTGCAGGGCTTGGATTGAGCTCATGGAGAAAGCAATTAAGAGCAACCTCCGATTACGAGCTTGCGAGAAAAATGCTTGTTGCAGTACAGAAATACGCTGACGCTGCAGAAGAGTCTTGGCGCTGGTGCTACATTGCTAACGACGAGCAGGCAACGGATGCTCGGGAGGGTAAGGAGCGAACTATTCGAGCTATTGCGGCAGGGGCTGAGCCCGCAATGCGGAAGACGCGGCAGTATACGGCTGACTTGAAAGCGTTGCTTCTAGAGTGTCGAGCGCTATGGGCAGATTATGAAAGTCTGAACTTGCGTGACTTCTTAAAGTTCGGTGAGAACTGCGATAATTATCTGTCATCCTTCATTGAAATTAGTGCTGTCGAGTCAAAAGATGAGTATTTAATTAATGTTCTTAGAGGAGCTGCAATGCAGAGCATTTGGGATGGTCTTAAAGGGGTTGGTCTTACCGAGCAAGGGGCTGTGTCGGACTACATTAGTAGAGAGCTTTCTTATATAAATGGCCGGCTTGGCGAGAAGTTCATACGCTGATTTTCAGGCGGCCGCAATTATTGTCTCGATGATTTTCTGGTCAGCAACTGGTGGTACGGTATTGCCCGCCATGTGAACCGTCAGGCGGTGGTTGTCTGGTCTCAGGGTGTCCTTCGGTAAGGGCATGGCCGCCAAGCGCTCGTCGGCGGCTATCATGCGCATCCGATAGCCATCCACCAACGCCCAGCGATCGCGCGTCGTGGCCGAGTCACCGTGAACTGTTCGGTGTTCACGGGTTCACCTCCTGTTGCGCGACGCTCAGCGCCACCGCAACCGGGCGCACCCAGATAGGCGTATTGCTGAGCATGAAGGTTTCGCCGGCCTCGGCCAGCAGCAGCGTTGTACCCATCACGCCGGCGATGGCCTCGGCCGCGGCCGGCGGTACGGCGTTGCCGATGCGCTCGCGCCAGTCGCTGTCGCTCAGGCCGTCGAGGATCAACTGTTCTTCCGGGTCCACCAGGCTCTGCAGCGCGGCCAGCTCCAGGGTGGTGAAGGGCCGGTGCCAGGTGCCGTCCAGCGACTGGATGATGCAGGTGAGCCGGTCGTTCGCCGCCGGCATGCGCGGGTCGGCGACGCTCCACCGGCCATTGTCGTGCCGCGCGCTGGCGGATACTGCGCCGGCGGACTGGTCGAACCCGACGACACCGTAGTGCCCGCCGGTCAGGTAGGCGTCGCCCTTGGTGCGATCGAGCACGCGCGGATCAGCGATCGACAGCGCGCCGCTGGCCACCTGCTGGGAGCCGGTGACCGTGCCGGTAGCGCTTCCCCACTCGCCGACGTGCAATTTGCGGCTGCTCGCCCCTGGGTGCCAGTTGTGGTACCTGGGATCGGCAACAGCCTGGCCGCCGGAACTGGGTGAGTGCCCGCCGGTGACGGTTCCGGCGTGCTGGTCCATGCTGACGACGCGGAAAACGTTCTTGTACCAGGCCACGTCCGGGCGTGGGTCTGCTACGGCGAATGCGCCCTGACCGGTGGTGCTGGCCGCGATTACGGTGCCGGACGGACCGTCCCAGTCGGTGACCGGGTACTTGCCGAAACTCTGGCCGCGGGGATCGGCGACGGAGTACGTGCCCTGGCCGGGCGACTTGACGCCGATGATGGCGCCGGAGGTGTCGGTCCAGCGGCGGACGCCGTACTGCTGGTATTGCAGAGCGTTTGCCGGTGCGCGCGGGTCCGCTACCGAGAACGCCCCGTTCGTGGGGCCGCTACGGCCGGCGATGGTGCCCATGCTGTCGTTCCAGCCGTGGACGCCCATGTAGCCGGCCTGATACTCCGGCACGATGATCAGATCGCGCAGGTAGCCGTCCTCGACGGCGAGGTCGTTCAGGCTGCGCCAGTCGCTGCCGGCTCGCACCAGAGCGAGGCGCACCCAGGTCTTCCACTGCAAGGACGGTACGCGGTGCATCGGGCCTGCAGCATCGATGTCGCCGGGCAGCGGCATGCGGCCGAGGATGTCGCCGACGGCGCGCAGGCTCTTCTTCTCTGGCTCGTACAGGAAGGGGGGCACTTTCTCGACGTGCCGCGCGACCAGTAGGAAGCGCTTGCGGCTTTGTGCCAGGCCGCCGAGTTCGCCGCAGTCGTGAGTGGTTTCCGCCACGGCGTAGCCGAAGCCACCGAGCAGGCTGTTGATCTGGTCCAGCAGGTGCCGACCGCGGCTGGCCAGGCGCGGGACGTTCTCGAAGACGATCAGGGGCACCGGGTCATCGGCCCAGGCTTCGCCCATGAGCCAGATGCAACGCAAAGTCAGTTCGTTCAAGGCCTGATATTTAGGGGTCAGGCTCATTTTCTCCGACAGCAGGCCGCTGGCACCCTTGCAGGGCGAGCTGATGAACACGGCATCCGGTCGGCGCCCGCCGGCGGCGCGGCGGATGTCCTCCGGGGTTGCCTCCCGCCAGCCTGTCGGCGGCTCCTTGCCGTGGAACCGCACGTACTGGTCGCGGGTGAGGAGGTCCAGCAGGGTGCCCGGGACACCGGCCAGGCGCTCGAAGTCGCGCAATCCGGCCGGGTCCACGTCGATCCCGCCGAGGCAGACCCATTCGGCCTCGACGTTGCCGACCCGCGGGCGCGCCCGGTTGAAGCCTGCGGCGCCGCCGCCCAGGCCGCAGCAGAAGTGGAAGTGGTAGAGGGTGCGCTTGATGATCATGCAGAGGTTTCCTTATACGAACAGCAGCGGCTGTACCGCGCCGTCGGCGAAGACTTTGTCGAGAGGGGTGGTAGCGATCGGCTCGTCGCCGTCCCAGCCATCCGGCCAGGTGCCGGCGGCGATCAGCTCGCGGATGCGGGCCTCTTCCTCGGCGTTGATCAGGTCGATGCGAGGGCGACCGAGGCGGTCGGCTGCGGCGTTGCACTCGGCCTGGATGGCCAGTACGCGCTCCAGGCCCAACAGGCGGGACTCCAGCAAGATCGGTCCCATGCGCTGGGGGTTCGCGGCGATGCTGCCGTCCTTCAGCCGCTCGATGCCGGCCTTGCGCAGGCGGTGCTGGGGCTCGCGCAACTGGCGCCATAGCTCTTTCAGGCCGCGCAGCGGCGCCAGGTATGCCCAGTGCGGCATGGCCAGCACGGTTTCCAGCGCCTTCTCCTCGCTGGCCAGCGGGCAACCCGTGCAGCCGGTTCTGGCGTTGATCTCTTCGGCCTCATCGCCGCCGTAGGCGTCGGCGATCATCGCGGTGGACCAGTCGCCGAACTCAGCGAGTGGAGCCCAGTGCTTCAGCCACTCCCAGACGTGGCAGACGCGCCAGTGCAGGAGCGGGGCGAGGGTGGCGAGCCGGCCTTTCAGGCCCTTTGCCTCGGGTAGCACCTTCTGGTACCAGCCCTGGCCGCACTCGGCACCGTCCTTACCGCAGGACATCTCGATCCGCTTGTCGCGGATGGCGCTTTCGCCCTGGCGCACGCCAGTGATCATCAGCACGTTCCCGTCGAGTGCGGCCAGGCGCTGCTCCAGGGCGGCCTGCATCGGGTCGATCTTGATTTGGCGGGTACACCAGCGCAGCGTGTTGTTGTTCGGTGGGGGAACGCCGCGGCCCAAGATGTAGACCATGAAGCGCTTGTCGAGCGGTGCGCATACCACCTCGACGCGGATGCCGCGGTCCCGCAACTCGTCCATGATCTGGTGCGCCGCGATGGCCAGCGGCGGCAGTTCCTGGCGCGTGTCCGCGTAGAACACGGTCAGCGTCTTCGGCGCCTTGACCCGGCCGGTGTCGATCAGCCAGATCAGCAGCGTTAGCGTGGTGGTGCTGTCCTTGCCGCCAGACCAGGCCACAGCCCAGTGCTCATGGTCGGCGCCGTAGGCCTGCATGCTCTGGATGGTCAACTCGATGCTCTCGGTCATCTGCAGGCGCTGGGCGCCGGCGGCGAAGATGTCGCTTTGGCGGCTCATGGGATGGATCCCTCCTATTGAGTTGCGAGCGCAGAGAAGCGCTGCACCATGCGTGATGGCGCAGCGATGTCATTGGGTCTAGAGTTGGGTGGCCCGGCATGGGGCCGGATCAAGGAGGAGTTATGACGTGCCTGGTATGCGGAGGTGAGGCTGGTAGTGAAGTTGAAAGCTTCGGAGGTGGCCGACGGTTCTTTTGTGAGCCGTGTGGTGGCTATTACCAAGCTTCAGGCACGCTCAACGCGATGCTTCGCGGTAAATTGTTTGAGGTGGAGTCCACCCGGCTTTGGTCGAATGACTAGAAAGGGATAGCGATGAAAAAAACTGGGCTAGTTTTATGGGTAATTGCCGTGCTCGCTGGATGCGCAACAACTGCCAAGTATGAGAATGTGTTGAATTCGTGGGTTGGAAGCAGCGAGATCGATCTGATCCGCGCCTGGGGGCCTCCTCAACAGGCATACAATTCAGGGGAGTCGCGATTCATTACATATACGAACTCAAGCAACATTTATATGCCGGGAGTTTCCCCATCCTATACGACTACCTACTATGGAAATACCGCATACACGACTTCTAGCGGTGGTTCGCCAGCACAGAACATCCCTCTTTCTTGCACGACCACCTTCGAGTTGAAGAATGGTGTCATCTTGTCCTGGCAGTGGCAGGGCAATCACTGCGTTGCTCGGTAAAGTCACGCGGCCAAGCGCGCAGCATCCTCCGCACGGCGCGAGGAGGTGATCTTGCATCCATGGGGGCGACTCGTGGTGCTGGGCGCCGTTGCGGCGCCCGTGTTGAGGGTCAGGCAGCTTTCTGGTGGTCGTGTCCGGCAATATGCCCGGCTTCGATCCAGACCGCTTGTAGCCAGGCCGGCGCCTTCGCCATCGGTTCCTTGAGCGTGCCGGCGACGATCACCGAATCGATTTCCTTGTCCATGGTCACGGCGCGCAGCAGTGTCAGGGCCTGGCTACGACTCGGCAGGTCCAACACATCGAGGCGATCCAGCAGCGCCAGGCGCAGGCCGGAGATCGTCGCGATGGTCAGGGCCAGCGTCGCGTCGCACCGCCAGCGTTCGGACTCGGACAGCAGGCCGTACAGTCGACCGCCGAACGTGACATCGATGTCGGCGCTGATCTGTACCGGCGACCAGCCGGCGGTGCCGGATAGGCGCTGCAGTAGCTCGTTCACCGGTCCGATCGCGTCGGCCAGGATTTCCGCCGGGATGCCCGTGGGGGAAAGGGCATCGGCCAGGGCGCCCCAGGCGCAGACCTCGGCGTGGAAGCCGGCGGCCTGCTTGATGACGTCCTGGCGCTGGGCGGCAGCATTGAACGCTTCCTGCAGCGACTGCACCTTGGCCTGCTGCCGATCACGCGCCTGGCGCAGTTCGTTGATCGCCTGTTCGCCGTTGGCGATCGCCTCGGCGCTGGGCGCCTGGGCGGTTTCGGCTTCCAGGGCGGCGGCCTGCGCGGCGGCGTCCTCGCTCTCCTTCAGGTCCCGCTGGCTGTTGGCGACGGCCCGCTGAGCGCTGGCAAGGTAGCCGCGGAACTCCTCCAGGCGTTTCGCCGCCTCGGGATCGGCAACCTTCGCCGGGGGCTGGTGCGCGACCAACTGGCCGGCCTGCAAGTCCACGGCGCCCTGGCAATGAGGGCAGGTCAGCGGCTGGTGGGCGGGCTCGCCGCTGGCGGCGGCCTCGGCTGCCATCACCTTTTCCGACCATTCGTCTTGGGCCTTCTCGTCGGTTGCGAGCTTGTTGCGCCGGCGGTCGGCCAGCGCTGCGGTCTCGCGGAGAGCAGTGATGCGGCTGGCGCGGGACTGGGCGTCGGCGTGGGCGCGCTTGCTGGAGCCCAGGGTCTGCTGGGCTTCATCCAGGTCCTGCGCTGTGGCTTGCAGTTCCGCGCACGCCGATTCCAGTTCCTCCTCGCTGACGATGACCGGCGGCGCCTCCGGCTCCCACCCGTTCGCCTTCTCGCTGCCGTAGTTCTCGCCGGTGACCGCTTTCCAGGCGCCGCGCGCTTCGCTGGCGTAGTCCTTTGCCTGGCCGACCATGGCGGAGAACCCGGAACGGAGCAGGGGCTTCACCTTCTCGAACAGCGCCAGGTCGATGCCCTTGGCCTTCAGGCGCTTGCCGACCTCGGCCGGGCTGGCGCTGGCGCCGGTCAGGTCGAACAGCACCCGGCGGCGATCTTTGGCGTCCAGAGCGGCGAAGCGGCTGGCGTCGAGCACGAACGGCAGGAACGGCGAGTCGGCGAGCGGGGAGCCTTTGCCGCTGGGCAGCGCGACCCCGCAGGCCTGCACCTCGCCGGCATCGTCCAGCCACTCGACGCGGGCCTCCCCTTTCTTGGCGCCCTCGGTGATCAGTTGGCCGATATGCTGCTTCTGCGCAACGCGGCCGGGCTTACCGGTGAAGGCGTGGCTGATGGCGTCGAGCAGCGAACTCTTGCCGGCGCCGTTGTGGCCGGCCACCAGGAGCACCGGCGCAGAAACATCAAGGGCCGCATGACGCAGCCCTTGGAAGTTGGTGATTTCGAGTTTCGTGATGCGCATGGCTCACTCCAGGTCGAGGGCGATATCCCCCGGCTTCTTGACGACGCGGTAAGTGTTCAACTCGCGGGACTCCTCGTTTTCCTGCTCGAGCACGATGACGCCCTGGTCCAGCAGTTGTAGAACGACGCGCTCGGCTTCCTCGGTGGTGAGAGCGAAGCGCGATTGCAGCCAGGCCGCGTCGAACACGTCCTTCTTGGTGGCGACGCCGATGGCGATCTCGCCCAGGGTGTGGCCGGCGAAGCGCTCGACGGTGAGTTGCGGCAGCTCTTGGAACTCGGCATCGACGACGTCGCTGTCGTCTGCTGGTTGCATACCGCCCCAGGCGCCGGCGTCTTCCATGTCGTGGTCGCCGCCATTCAGGTCCAGCGGGTTCTGGTCCGGGTCAGGCTTGACCTGGTCCATGCCCTCGGTGAACTCGTTGGCGCCGCCGATGATGAGCAGGCAATCCTTGTTCACCGCGAACAGCAGGTCCTCCTTGTGAGGGCTGCTCGGATTCACCACGAATACGGCCTTCATCTTGTCCTTCGCGGTCATCGACTCCAGCTTGCCGTAGACCGTGTCGCGGTCGCCGCCGGCAATGGTGTGGACCGCGATGGTGGCGGCATTCCGTACCTGGCGCTCCAGGCGGTCGATGATGTCCTGCTGCTTGGCCTCGGGAAGCTTCTGCCAGCAGTCCGGCATGATCCGGATTTCCTGGATCAGTCCCTGCAGCAAGCTCTTGCCGAGCGTGTCGGCGGTCATGTTCATGAAGTGCGGGTTGTTGCTCATCGGGAATGGGTCCTATTCGTTGGTGATCCGTTCCAACTGCTCGAGTTGGGCGTCGCTGAGGTAGGTGTGGGCGCCGTAGCGCTGGAAGTTGCTGCGGAGGTCGGCCAGGAACTGCTCGTCCCAGTCCGTAGCGGCGTTGAGCTCGGCCGCGCCGAGTAGCGCGGCGAACTCCCCGACTTGGCCGTACCGCTCAAGGACAGTAAGGCTGGGCATGGCCGGTTACTCGAGATTGAGCTCGTCGGTGCCGGTGTCGACGGTGTCCGACTGCTGGCCCGGGGCGGGTTCGGTGATTTCGCCCGTCTCGGTGTTTACGCCGTCCGGGACCTGGTCCTGAGACTGGTCGTCAACAACGCTGTATTCGCCGGTGAGGATGGACGCGTTGTCCTGGTCCAATCCAGCGTCGGCGCGTTCGTCCAGGGTGACTGCGGTCTGCAACTCGATGCTGACCGGCAGGTACTTGAACAGCCGGCGGATGACGGTCTTCTTGGCCATCTCTTCGTAGTGGGTGACCCAAGGCCCGTTTCCGGATGCCTTGCTGGTGGCGCGTACTTTGTCGACGTCGGCCTTGCTCATGACCTCGAATTGCACGCCGCCGTCCTTCAGCTTGGCGACCGCGTAGACGTGGGTCATGACGCCGCGTTCACCTTCTCCCGGAACGTGTTGGACGTCCTCGTCGAGGCCGTAGCGATAGCTGAACTGGTCGTTCTGGTGCACGGTGCGCGCGGTGAGCGAAACGATCTGGCCGGAGCGCCGGGCAAGGTCAATCATCCCGCGGTAGCCGATGATCAACTGGACGTTCGACAGGCCATCTTTCGCCTTGCCGTTGCCGAACGGCAGCAGGTAGGCATGACCGAGAGCGTTACCCGGTTCCAGGCCGAGCTGCGCGCATTGCATCACGGCGCCGAGGAAACTCTCCTGATTGCATTTCGCCAGGGCCGGTACTTTGCGGATCTCGGTCAGCGCGATGCGCGCGAGTCGGTCGGCGGTCATGTGCTTCGGAAGCGCCAGGGCCATCTGGGCTTTGATCTTCGGGTCAGTCATCAGGTGGGCCAGCGTTTTCGGCTGACCGTTGTTGGCGACATTGCCGGTCGCGGCGGCTTTCAGGGCGGTTGCGGACATGCTGGGCTCCGGTTACTTGAGGCGGAAAACGCGGGATTCGCTGGTCTTCTTGAACTGCTCGAACAGCGCGGGGTGGGCTTCCTTGAAGGCGGATTGGTCGAAGCGGTTGGTGGTCTGGGACTTCCACGTCAGTACCGACTTGCCGTTGACCGTGAGTTGGGCGTGGTCCTGCATGAAGAGCTTGATGCGCTCCTCTGCGGACTCGATCTCGTACTCCAGGCCCTTGGCCTTGGCTTTCAGTTCGCGCAGGCGGTTGAACACCTCCACGACCTTGCCATCGGCCTCGATGCTGGTTCCGGCGTCACGCTCGAACAGCCGGAGGATGTCGCTGACAGCGGTTGCTTCGGGCGGATCCAGGCGCTGGATGCGTCCCCAGAACTCGACCTCCTTCTCGCGAATCGCCGCGATGGTTTCGTCGTCCCGCTCGACGCGGTACACGCGGAAGTCGTCGCCGCCGATCAGAACGCCGAAGATGCAGACCTGGCGGCCGGTGACCATCAGGCCGTGCATGGCCTGGGCGGTGTAGTGGACTGGAATGGCATCGGTCTGAACCTCACCCCATTCCTTCGCCTTGAAGGGGCTGACCGTCTTGATCTCGATGTTTTCGCCGCTGGCGGCCTCGGCGTCGATCTCGGCGGCCATGAAGTCGTGCTGCTGGTCGCGGTAGCGGTTACCGCGGCCGACGATCTTCAGGCCGGTCTCTTCGGCCAGCAGGTCGATGACGTAGGGCTCCATCCGCTGGCCACGGGTGAAAATCTTCTGCTTCGCCGGGTCGACGGGACCGGTGCGCGGCTGGACCTTATCCAGGTACACGTCCAACGGAGTGCGCCAGGGGCTGATGCCGAGGATGCCGGCGACATCGCTGCCGCCGAGGTACTTGGTGCGGTCGAGCGCGCCGACCGATGCGAGAGCTGCAGTCATGGGGCTGGTCTCATTTCAGGGTGAGGGTGGTTGTCGCGTGAAGGCGGGAGCTACGCCGGAAGCGCAGAACGCAGAGGTCGCCGCATATGTCGGCGAAGAACGGGTTGTGGTAGCCGTGGCGGTTGGCCAACTCGACGGCCTGGCGGATGCTCTTTCCGGCAAACTCTTCGATATCGTCGAGTTGGTCGTCGATGATCGAGCGAACGGGGCGGGTGGTCATGTGTTCGTGCTCCTGAGTTCTGCCCAGCGCGAATCCGCTGCGGCGTCGAGCCGGCGGCGCATGTCGTCGTAGAGGCGGGTGTCGATGAAGTCCACTGCGTAGGCCAGTTCGATCTGGCCGTGGAGGAAGCTCTGTTCGGGGCGCGGGAAGTGGGACCGGCGCATGGCCGTGATGCCTTCCTCAATCATCCGAACCGCGCGTTCATTGCTGAAGGCCATCGTCGGCCTCCTGCTCTTCGTCCTCGTGCTCTGGTTCCGGCTCCGGCTGTTCCCAGAGCGGGTCGACGGCACGGTCGTAAGCGAGTTGCGCGCTGCTGAAAGCCGCGCGGTTGCGGCGCTCGCGGTATGTCCACATCGGGATGCTCTCCGTGGTTCACCTGCATTCGGCAGCACCCAGGCACACGGCAGTCGTGCCCGGTGGGGCGCCGTGGTGGGTGCTCTCGAATGGAGGTTGAAAAAAGCCCGGCCGGAGCCGGGCGAAGAGGGGGAACGCTGCATGCGCAGCGGGGAGTGATCTGGCCGGTCGCGACTCCGGCTCTGGCATCAGTGCGCTTCTCGGGTGTTTGCCGCTGCTGCGGTGACTGTGCTGATGCCCGGAACTTCATCGGCCATGGCCGCCCACGTGCGCGCTTGTTCCCGCGCTTCCCGCGTGTCTCCAGGGAGCTTTCGGCTCCCAGCTTCCACGCCTCAAATCACTCCCCGCTGCGCCCTGGCCGTGCCAGGAGCAGGAAAGAGAAGGGCGCCGCCAAGCGCCCTGTCTCCACTTACATGCACCGCCCTATGTGAAAGCGGTTGGGTACAGGCTCGACCGCATGTTGGCGATCTGCCGATTGAGGCTGGGCTACATGGTGAGGTCCTCCGTTGTGCGCGCCGTTGGACCGGCGGGCGCTCGCCGTGGGTTAAACGCCCGGCAATGGGCCAGGCGCCGAAGTCAGGAGATCGCGGTGCAGGCCCGCAACGCCACCGGCGCCGACTGGCCTTCGATCCAGATAACCGCCGCCCCGCCAAGCGACACGCTGGCCCGGCCGACGGTGCGGGTGCGCTGCGGTTCGGCCCCTCGGTACGGGCGGTACTCGATCAGCGCTGGCGCCGGGTGCTCTCGGTTCCAGGCTTCGACCAGCTCCGCCGGCGGCACCGGACGGACGTTGCCGATTTGCTGGTAGATCTCGGAGCGGTGGATGGCGACGTCGTCCGGCGCGGTGATGCCGAGGCGCACCTGGTCGCCTTGGCTGCCGAGGACCGTGACGGTGATGTTGTCGCCGATATGCAGGGTTTCGCCGGGGCGGCGGGTCAAGATCAACATGGCGTAACTCCGTTCGAGGGATTTCGAGAGCAACCGATCTATCTCGGTTCGCAGTGGTAGAGGGCGGTCGCCCGCATTGGTAACTGCAAGCGGGAGGGAGAAAGGGATTTATTTCAAATGAGAATTATGCTGCTGGTTTTTTGTTCTATGGGTAGTCTTGAATATGACTACACTGAATGCCTGAGTTGGTGCGTATATATAGTTGCGAACACAACAGGGAGGTTGTCGATATGGTGATTAGCTTCGAGCCGCTCGATGTTGAGGGTGTTGATTTTCGTGGGGTTGATGTTGTCGCTTATAAAGCAAGAAAAGGTCGTGGAAGGTCGGGGGATATTGGTTTGGGAAAATGCTTCGGCGCAATAAGGTTGCTTGACAATAACAATGCTCGAATTGGAAAAGACCATAAGGCTTCAAGCACCCCTGCTGGATCAGCGGGGCTCCACAGCGAGCGGGTTGCCTTGGAGCGGTGCGTTAGGGCCAACTGGGAGCCTCCGCTTACCAATATAATGATACTTGGCATGCAGAATTCTCCTGGTCCTATAGGAAGAGAACTCTATGCACGGGGAGTCCGAACAATTATATGCTTCACGGAACTCCCACCTTGTCCAGCCTGTTTGACGTGGTGGAAGGCGCTTGATAGTAAGTTTCACCCTGGTTCTATCAGATTGCAGTACTTCGGTTGGTTCGAAGACTACTATGGAGGCAAGACGCCAGAGGAAAGGATGGTCGATGACTCTGACGGAAATAATAGAAATGAGCATGCGATAGAGGCTTTCAAGTCCTATCGAGATTCGTTCGAGGCCCCGACCAGATAGCCTCAAATCAAGCATTGGCAAAACAGAATTTGGGGGCGAACTCGCTTTAAGCGTGGTCCCACTGCTCGTCTTCGTCGCCGGGGAACGGGGAAGTTACTGCATGCCATGTTCAGGCCGGCTCGCAGTGGGATAAGGCAACGCAACCGGACACGCCGGCGAGCCAGACGACAGCGGTGTGTCCGCCGAGGATCTGGGCTTCAGTAGTGGTACGGGTGCGCTTCGGCGCCGCGCCGCGATGGAATCGGTAGTCGACCTCGGTGCCGACGGGGTATGCGGAATTCCAGGCAGCAACGGTCGCCGCCGGGTTGGCGTTTCGCTTCATTGGATGTCTCTCTTTGAGTGATGGGCTGGTGGTGCAGTTGCTGGTAGTGGCGATTCGCCCTTGCTAATCTCTGGTCGTCGAGATTTCGGGGCGTTTGCCATGGATGCGAAAAATCTTGCAGTTCTGATGCAACTGAAGAAGGCGATGGAGGAGGCGAATCCGCCAGCCATCCCTACACCGTTTGATTCGACGCCGGAAAAGCCTCAAAAAACGGGCTGGATCGTGAAGAACTGTCGGTTCTGCAAGACCACAAAGTTCCGTTATCGGGCCGAGTGGATTAATCCTCCCGTGATGTGCGAGGGATGTCGAAACGAGCGCAAGACTCGCTACAAGCCTGGCAAGGGCGATACCCTCTATGCTGAAACGAAAGTCTTTCATGGTGGCGGCCCTGGCACGGGACGCCGAAAGTGAACGGTAAAAAGAAGGCTCAGAAGAAAAGGAGCCGCGCGCTTTCAACGAAAGAGAAGGTCGCCAGGCTTGAAAAGCAAATCGAAGAGCTTGAGGCAGCCCTTCCCGAAGCATCGTCAAGACGAGCAGGCAGTATCGAACGCCAACTTCGTCTTCTGGGGGAGCAACTTCGAATCCAGAAAATACACCTCGTGTCCAAGCTAGACAGTGTTCGCCACTACACTGTTTCTGGCTCCTACGGAACCGGTCGTCGTACGAATTGATGCTTTCCGCATGGCTCAGCGTTGAGCCATCTGGAGAGCATCCGGCCCGCGCAATGCGAGCCGGTATCTCTCTTCCTCTTGCACAGGCTGCGGTCGCTTACCCGCGAGGTTTTCACGATTGCCCGGGAAGCGTGCCTCGGTCGGCTATTCATCGCTACTGGCCTCAATCTCGCTTGAGTGGCCTGTGCCCGGCACGGAATGTTGTCCGCTGCCGCCTACCGTTGCGCGGTAGGTCCGCTGGCTATGCATCGGCCAGCTCGGCGTCCATCTGGTTGTTAAAGAGCGCGGCGCTGCGGCCTGGCCAGCGGTGTGTTGCTGGCGTTAAGTGAAAAGCAAGCTAATGCCTAATTATTGTAAATAGCCAATGCCTAATTTTTAAGTTTGCGCACTAACTATCTGTAGGTGAGCGAAGCGGGCTTGCAGATTTTTGAGTCAGAAAATACTGTATGAATAAACAGTAACTGGAGGATGGCTGTGCAGAAGAGCACCCAAGGAAAAGGACAGGTCTCGCCAGTGGAGAAGGTGCGTCTCCGGGTATCAGCGATGATCAGTAGCCCGCAGGCTCAGGCGGAGCGCAGGGCGTCAATCTGGAAGGCGCAGGGGGATTCGGAAGAGGCCTGGCAGCAGGTGCTGGAGGAGTTGGCCGAAACCGATGGACTCGAGATGTCGCTGGCGGAGGATGGAGTGGGTACGCTCACCTGGGAGGCGGGAGACGAGGAGGGCGTTGAAGTGGTCTATGGGATCGAGTTGGTGCAGGAGCCGGACATGGTGGTTCAGCGTCTACATGAGGAGAGGATCTAGCGGAAGGAGAGCCCGCGCGTAGCGGGCTCCGAATCGCTATCGGTCGTGGGTACGACTGAGAGCGCTGTGCGCTGACGAGACCAAATCATCTACATAGAGCCCGGCTACAACGATGCGGCCAAGTCGTTTCTTGATAGTCATCAATCTGCGCGTCTTGGCAATGTCGTCGCATGAGTGGATAGGATGAGTACGCGGCATCGCATCAAGCAGGGTAAGCGTCCGGGGAGGGCATACTGCGATGCGCTAAGCTGTAATCCTTTAGGATTGAGGTATCAACATGGAATGCCACGTTCGTCCCGCTACGAGCAGAGATGCAGCAGCAATAAGCCGCGTAGTTATAGCCGCCCTGCGTGAGTCAAATTCACAGGACTATCCACCTGACGTGATCGCTCAGGTTGAGCAGAGCTTTTCTCCTGAAGCCATTACCACGCAGCTTACGAAGCGTAGGGTTTTCGTTGCCTTACTGGGCGAAAACATTATTGGCACTGCCGGTCTCGACGGTGATGTCGTCAGAAGTGTTTTTGTTGACCCATCTCACCAGAGAGGCGGTATCGGGCGGCACTTGATGGATGTAATTCATACGACTGCTGCCAGCGCAGGAATTGAAGCTGTACGTGTGCCATCGTCGATTACAGCTGAAAGGTTTTATACCGTGCTGGGTTATCAGAAAATCCGCGACGAGTTTCATGGGGCGGAGCGCACCATCATTATGGAGAAGCGGCTGTAGGATTGTAACCGTCTGGCTAACACACCTGACTTTGCTACGGCTATTAACTGTGGCGCCCATCACATTCAAGTGGACGCCATTTGCAGCCCTACCAAGCGGATCCCACCCGCTAACGAAACTTTTACTCACGCCTTTCAGCGTTTCAGTGAGCAGACGCGTAGCAGGTCTTTCGGCAAAAATTTTAAAGCAGCACGTTAGACAAGTCGTTTCTGGAAAAAGAAACGCTTATGCTCTGGTGGGAAATCATCGAGATGACCGAACTCGGTGAAACCATGTCGTTGGTAGAAAGCTGGTGCTTGGAAGTCAAAGGTATCGAGCCAGATTCCAACGCAGCCCTTTTCACGCGCGACGTCTTCCGCCATATTCATTAGGCGTGAGCCCGTGCCTTGCCCCCTCGTTTCCTCGGGTATGGCTAGAAACTCGATAAATAACCAACGATAAAATATCTCACCGTAAAGCCCCCCAATGATGTCGTTGGTTTGCTCATCGCGGACTAGCAGGGCGATTGACTCCGATTTTGGATCGCCCGCTTTAGAAAAATTATGAGCCCGTAAGGGTTTAAGGATAGCCGAGCGTTCATTTTCTCTTGGGTTGACCGTGATTTCGATACGAGTATTCATTCGCTAATCCTTGAGATCTACACTGGTAGTAAGCGTACGGCCAATACACCTTTACTTAGGTTGAGCCGTATCAGCAAAAGTATCGATTCATATGTGTGAGGTACCGCCTCATGCACATTGGCTTTGGTACCGGCATCTACTCGGAGACCCTCGTGCCTTGGTGAAACACCATGTGCCAACCATCTTCGTAGGTTTTCCAAACAGAGCTACGCATTGATAACGACTCATCGCCATTAGCATTCTGATGACGGCATCGGTACGTTGCTAACGCGACACCATCTGCAAGCACACGCAGTTTGAAATCCTCGATTGTCCTTTTGATCCAAGTCTGCGATTTTACTCCCACGATCACCTCCGCTTTCGTCCAGCTTTTGCCGATAGCTCCAAATTCAACGAAGTCTTCGGCAAGCAGCTGTTTAAGCAGTCGATCATTCTTTCTCGCTTCCGGATCTAGCAACAGCTGTTCAAGCGCTAAAATCTCCAGACGACTATCCATTTCCCTCACCTACCAAGTGTGATTTATATATGTTTCACAGGGGATAATAGATCACATAAGCTAGATCTGTACCCACTGATGCGGCAGCAACTGGCTGATGTCTTTCGACCGTAACGTCGGCAGCCGCGTCAGCACCTCTTTGAGGTAGACATACGGATCATTGAGCAACAGCCCTGGTTGAGGCCTAGATCATGCTGTCACGACTGCCGGGGGAGTAAACGATAAGGCCGCGTTTGAGTCGGGGCACGGCCTCCAGGCCGGCGGTCACTACCCCATGATTTTCCGGTACTCCTGCGGCATGGGTTAGAGATCAATACACCGCCAGATGACCTGGCTCCTTTGGAAAGATTCTATCTGCGGCGTCTTAGAGTGAATCTCCTGATGGCCATGCCAAGCAGGCAGAAAATGGCGCCTGCTGCTGCTTTGGCCAGAAGGAGAGTAGTAGGGTTCTCGCTGGCTGGGATACTGCCTGAAAAGGCAAGCGTGATAGCGACATATACACAAGCAGAGATCAGTACCGAGATTCTGCTCTTGATGAAGAACCCGATAGCCGCGCAAAGGACGAACACCAATGGGTCCAAAAGGGAAGCTGCTACGTAAGCGATAAACACAACCAACGCGACCTCCTATCTAATACCCGTCTCCATGCCATATGACCTTGCCTATGAACCGGTACTTGTGAGCCCGCGTCTCATATACGATGACGCTACGCTTCATCTAGATCAGGTTGAACATCGAGGCCTGCCAGTGCTTTTCGCTGATGATTGCGATGGGATGGCCTTCCTCGCGCAGCTCGACAGCTCGCTTGATCTTGGTTCCATACGTACTGTGTAGCCACTGCTCGTTGCCTATCTCGCCGACGACCAGGTAGTGCACCTTTTTGCTGATGCCTGAGGCTATTCCCCCGCCGCGGTTGACGACGATCTCTTCGCAATGCTTTCTGGGGCCGTAGACCATGACGCCAGTGAAAACGTAGAGATGGCCCGACCACTCAAGCTTGGGAGCTGGATTGTTGAGCGGAAGAGCATTCGATGGAGTAAAGGCATTGTTGCTTGGTTTCGGCTTGGAAGCAGAGAGGCCACCAAACCCTCTAAGAATCTCAAGCAGTTCGGCAGACTCATCAGCGTCTAACACGCCATCGGACAGCATGTCTGAGAGCCTCCGGTAGAGGAGGTTGGTCACTGGATCGTCAAGATGGATCAAGTTCGTAGCGATCCAATCCTGTAGGAACTCGGCCTCATGCTGATTGATATGCCCATCAGCAGTGATCCCAGCGGCCAGTCCTGAGAGCGCATCGACAGACCTTCGGTCTATGCGCTTCTCGTGGAAAATCCGACTTTTCCCAAATTCAGCGTGCCAGTCGACCATTGCTTCTCTCCTTGAACGTCAGGTGTCCATCACAACCTTTTCGCATTCCACACCAGCAGCACCTGGCATGTATGCTGGTCTTGGCCATGCTCGTCGCTTTACAAATCCCCACTCCGCCAGATTACCTTGCCTGTCAAAGCTTTCTGAAATTCCAGGCGCCCAGCACCTTGGCTTGGAAATGGACGTCTTCCATGCGTGCCTTCTGCGGCTCGAAGGACTTGTTGTCCGACACCAGCAGGTAGTGCTCGGCATCGTGGATCTGCACCCGCTTCACGAACAGGTGCTGCAGCCAGGTGAAGACGTAGACGCCTTCCTCGACGAAGTCGGTGATGCCCACGTCGACGAGGATCGGGGACTTGTCCTCGATGGTGCCCAGCATGCTCTGGCCCCACCCGGTGATGATCTTGAGGTTGGCCGGATCGGTGTACTTCAGACCAAGGTCATCCAGTTGGACCTTATCGACCACCAGATTCCTGACGAACTCGCGGTACTCTGCCGGTACCTGGCCGCCACCCATGGCAGCGCGCACGTCGTACTGGGCGATCGAAATCGTATTTCCTTTCACCAGAGTGGTGCGGTTGAAGTCAGCGTGAATCACGTTCGATGTCGTCGATTGATCGCCATCGAGAGACTCGGCTACTGCCTGCGCGATTTTCTCCTTAGCTTCGCCGCTCAGCCCTTTACCGTGGCGCTGGAGCATCTCCATCACCTTTTCCGCGGCCGATGAGCCAGGGCGCTGAGGCGAACTACCTGGCGCAATAAGCTCCGCCTCCTTTTCGCTCAACCCCCAGTGTTCTGCGCCAACAACTCCTGAGAAGAACGATATCAACTCGATCAGTTTCGCTTTATCGATCCTGCCGGTGTTGATCCATCCCTGGACAGAAGGGGGCTTCACGCCGAACTGCTCTGCGAGAGCCTTTTTCGACATGTTTTTGGCGAGTCTGGCGGCCTCGATAGCGGCGCCGAGTTGGGGTCCGGTAAGCATTGCCTAATTTAACGTCAGTTGTGGTGTGGTTAGGCAATGGCTTGCCTGTGATTAGCTAATGCCTTACTCTTTTCTCCAACATTCCCCGGAGAAGAGACATGACTCCAGCAGAAGCAGTGCGCCAGGCCGCCGAGATGTTGGGCAGTAGGGCCGAGTTGGCGCGAAAGCTCAATGTGAGAGCACCCACCGTAAGTCAATGGTGTTCAGGCGTTCGACCAATCCCGGCGAAGCGCGCAGTTGAGATTGAGGCGCTCACCGCAGGTCGGGTCCTTCGAAGTGAACTTTGCCCGTCGTTCCCATGGGGTGCGGCTGCCTGAGCACACCTTACTGGCCAGGAGCCGCCACGTCATGCGAAGCGAATCGCACACCCTGATTTCCACGCTGCTCGGCGTGGTGAACCAATGGCGCCGCCGAGAGGGGTGGAGCCGAGAGACCGTCGTCCAGCACATCGTGGAGGCGCACGAGCGCATCCAGGGGACGCTGGTCACCGGCATCGTCTTCGACCCGCCGACGCGCGATACAACCGAGCGGATGAAGGTCAACGCCGACCGCGTGTTCCGTTGGCTTGACGACGGAACCAAGGACACCAACCTGGTGCCGGCGAACTTCGTACCCAGCATCCTCGCCGCGCTGCCGACTGACCTGAAGGTCCAGGCCCTGGGCGACATCCTGACGCCGCTGGGCGTGTCGGTGCGCTTGATCGGCGGCGATGCCGGCCAGCGGCCGGAGGTGCTCTGCATGCTCCGGACACTCATCAAGGAGAACGGTGAGGCGCAGCAGGCTGTTGCCAACCTCGTCGACGGCGCTGATGACCAGGAACTGCAGGAGGCCCACCGGGAGCTCTCCGAATCCAGGGCGGCGACAGATGAGGCGCTGCGGATGATCGACCAGATGCGCCGGCCGCGCCTTGTTCAGGGGTGATCCGTGCCGTCCTTCCAGATCAACGACGAGGAGCGGGAGGCGCTCCGCGGCCTACCCATGCTTGCCCGCGAGATCTACGTGTTCGCCCTGCGTCCGTTCATGGACTTCGCAACAGGCATTGTCGGAGAGCGGCGAGGGATCTCTTGGAAGTCGATCGCCGAGGAGCTCTACGTCGAGCCGCACCAGGGCATCAAGGGCGGCGAGCCTTCCGAAAAGGAACTGCGGCGGGCGCTGGTCTGGCTGCAGAAGGTGGGCCTGGTGGGCCCCAACTTGGCCGAAAGGCGCCTGATTTTTGAGTTACCGAAGGCTTCACGGGATCAATCCGTCCGAAAAAAAGTGGGCACTAAGTGGGCAGATGAAGCGGGCAGTTATGTGGAAGGGTCGGAGCCCAGTAACTACGCGGCTTTCCCGGAAAAAGAGGGCAGATATGTGGGAGGGGGTGAAAGTGAAAAAGTGGGCACACCTCCGGTATCCGGTAATAACCGTACCGCACCTAACGCGTGCGTGCGCGAATGCCCAGCCGATCCGGCCACTGCGGGACAGTGGTGCCAGTTCTTCATCCGCGAGCGCGGATTCCAGATCCACGCGGTGCAGACCGCCAGGACCATGCCGCTGTTCGCCTCTTGGGTCGAGCGCGGTGTCACCGCGGAGCAGATGCTCGCAGCAATGGAGATCGCCGAAGCCAAGCTCGGCGCCCCGCCTGACTCCCCCCTGTACTACCGAAATTTTCTCGATGAACTCTTGCTGGAGCGCCACCGGATGGCAACAGCACCACGTGCGGAGCACCGCCATGAGCAAACCGACGGACGAAACGCCCAAGCACGTCAGCGACCCGCTGCACGACGTTCGCGCAACGCTGTTGACATCCTCCACGACGACGACTGGTGAGCCGCAGATCGAGAATCTGGTCGAACTTGACGCCCAGGCGCGCAGGGCGGTGAAACGCGTGTTCGCTACCCTCAAAACCAGCTATCCGGCTTGGTACGAGAAGCACTACGGGGAACGTCGTGCGGAGACGCTCGCCAAGCGAGTCTGGCTGACCGGTATCAAGCACCTGAGCGACATGCAGGTCGACCGAGGCCTCCAGCGGATGGTGCTGGATCAGGACTTTCCTCCGAGCCTCAAGGAGTTCCTGCGGCTGTGCCGCAAGATCGACGGTTTGCCGAGCGCCGAGGGCGCCTGGTACGAAGCCTTGGAGCAGCGCTACAGCCACAAGGTCGTGAAGGTGGCTGCCGAACTCACAGGCCTGTTCGAGCTTCGTCGGGCCCAGTACGGCGACAAGCGACTTCGCGCTGAGTTCGAGCATAACTATGCCGTATTGGTCCGACGCCTCGAGGCTGGTGAGCCGCTGGACGGAAAGGTCGCCAAGGCGATTGGCCTCGACAGCCAGAAGTCGGAGCTGCAGCGCGCCGATGAGCTTGCCGAGCAGCGACTGCTCCACCGGATGCAGGCCCAGGGGCTGGATGGTCTCAGTGGCGCCCAGGCGCGGGAACTGCTGCTGGCCAAGATGCGCCGGAAAGCGCCGTGATGCATGACCTCCGCCCGGTGATGTTCATGGTACCCGGCGAGCCGGTGGGGAAGGGGAGACCGCGTATCGGTCGCGTTGGCGCCCACGCCAGGATGTTCACGCCGGCGAAGACGGCGAACTACGAGGGGCTGATCGCGCACAGCGGACAGCAGGCCATGGCAGGTCGCGCGCTGTTCGAGGGCCCAGTGCTGGTCGAGCTCGACATCGCGCTGAGCATCCCTCAATCGATGTCGAAAAAGCGGAAGGCCCTGGCCTTGGCCGGGCAACTGCACCCGACCAAGAAACCGGACCTGGATAACGTCCAGAAGGCCATCTACGACGGCCTGAACGGCGTTGTCTGGAAGGACGACGTCCAGGTCGTGAAGGCGGTGGTGGGGAAGCGCTACGGCGAAACGCCAGGCGTGCGAGTGAAAGTCGTCCCTCTCCTCGAGGGCGAGCAGTGACTACAGGAAACTACAGGGGAGAGTCGAAATGAGACTGATCAGCGCGCGCCAGGCTTGGCACGACGCCTTCTACGAGAGTCGGAGCTCAGTGCTGGCGGTGGCGGCCGACAAGGCCGCGCTGGGCAAGAAGGGGCGGGTGGCCAACGAGACGCACCCCGACCGCAAGGACACCAATGGGCGTAGCGCCCACATGCTGGCCGCCGGCCTGGTGCAGGCTGCCATCCGCTCGCTGCCGAAGCCGCTGCAGCACTTCGGCCACACGCTGTACTCGCCGCTGGCCACCGGTGACGATGTGGCGATCGCTCACGGCCTGGTCTGGATCGGCGCCGGCCTCGGACAGCTCACACAGCGCCAGGGCGAGCGGGCTTACTGGATGGCGCTGGCGGCGATCAACTCGCACAAGCGCGCCGTCAATGGCCGCGACACACTGCGCCCGGGCGAGGTCTGCCTCTTCATCGAGGAGCGCCTCGGCTGTCGGATCTACCCCGGCAACTGGGCGCGGGACTACGCGAGTACCTGGGAACGCCTGGCGCGCCACATCGACAAGCTCGACGCCCAGGTGCTGAGGCCGGTCGCCGAGGTGGTGGCGAAGCAGAGCGGGTTCCGGAAGGGCTCTGGATGGCGCTGGCAGCAGGTCGACCGGGATGCGGTGGCGGTGCAGCGCGCCGAGGCCTACGCCGAGCGCCGGGAGCATCACCAGCAGCGCCTGGCGGAGCGTCTGCGCGGGATGTCGGACCAGGAGTTGGCGCGATGGGCGGCGAGGATGAAGCGGTACTGGGAGGCTTACCGGGAGGAGTGGGGCGAGGACATCCTGGAGTACCCCAGTGTCCATCAGCGCTACCACGACCGCGTGACGGCCTACTGGGCCCAGCGGGAGCGCCTGAAACGGGTCGCTTGACGATTTGAAGAGCATTTGGGTATCGTTTTGCCATTGTGCGTAGTTGCACCCGCACGACCCAACAAGCAAAAACCCCGGCCATCGAGCCGGGGTTTTTCGTTTCAGCGTGTGGCGCTTCGGGGGCCTGACGTTGTTTCCAGCCAGAAGCTGAAGTAGCCGCGTGACTGGATCGCGTTCACCGCTTCCTCCACGTTCCACATCGCGTACCTGGCGCCGACTTCGAAATCGTCGACTGTTTCCTCGATCCTGCAGGGTGCTTCCTGTAGCCATTCGTACTGACGGGGGAGAGCCTTCGGGTCAGCGTCTCCCGGGATGACCAGCACACGGCCTCGCGCCGTATTGGCCATGTACCGGAGCTTGACCACGTTGTTGCCGTAAGAGGCGCGGACGGTGAGCTTCGTGTCAAGTGCGGCAAGCGCCGACTCCAGCGCCTCCATCTTGGAGGTGTGAAGAAAGTCGACCAGGCGATCACCCTGGGTCTGGGCGATGCCCAGCAGCTTGCACAGGTCCGACTTGCGCATACCGCGCTTCATCATCTCGTTCCACAGCGCGATCTTCGCCACCGTGACGGATGGCAGGTGGACGACGTGTTCGCCTTCTTCTGGCGGAGTGGCTTCCGGGATCGGCTTACGCGCGTCAACGTAGAGCGAGAGGGTCGTCTCGATGGCGTCCAGCGCTTCGCGGATAGCGTGCTCGCGGTCGTCGCCGAAGCTGTTCAGCTCAGGCAGGTCTCTGCAGAAAACGGCAACGCCAGAAGCGCTATCGTCCTGTTCGAAACGGATTGCATAGTCGTACATGGTCACTCCTCCGGGGTGATCGTTCAGCGCGTGCAGGCGAGGGGGGCTCATTTGAACCCCAGTTGCTTGATGATCGCCTTGCGGGTCGGCTCTGGCATTTCCTTAGCTCCGTGGTCCGCGAAGGTGGTCTGTTTGCCGTTCGGGGCGGTGACCTTCGAAGCCGGCAAAGGAGGCCACCCCTTGGGCCTTCAACCATCGTCTGAATTCGCTGAACTTCATCACCTCGTCTCTGTTGTTTGGACTGGTTCATCATACAACAAATTTGTGGTGATACAACAAAAAAGTGGTATTTATTCTTGCGGGCGGCGCTCGGCGCTGCGGGGAGTGCGGACCCTTGAAAAGCCGTGCCCGCACCTACTCACAGACCCCGCCTCACGCGGGGTTTTTCATTTCCGCCCCGCCGAGGGGATCCGAGACCATGAAAATGCCCGACAAAGACCCCATCACGTGGGCTGCGCTGCTTGCGTGGCTGTCTGCGCACTATCCGCAGTTGTACGCCGCCGGCCTGTCCTTCGTGGTCGCGCTGACGCGAGTGATCTACGGCGGTGGAACGCGGCGCCAGGCGCTGCTCGAGGCAACGCTCTGCACCTTGATTACCTTGGGCCTGATTCCGGTCCTTGAGTGGTTCGGCCTGCCGCAGAATATGGCTACCGCTGCTGGGGTGTTCACCGGCTTCCTAGGGGTGAAGAAGATCGCCGAGTTCGCTGATCGGATCGCCGACTGGAAGTTTCCGCGTCGGGGGGCTGGCGAATGAAGATCACCGCAGATCAACTCGACCGCGCTACCGGCTGCGGTGCTTCTACTGCCGGCCTCTGGGTCGACCACATCAACGGCTCCATGGCTCGGTTTGAGATCAACACGGCTGAGCGGGTGGCGATGTTCCTGGCCCAAGTCGGGCACGAATGCCAGAGCCTCAAGCGCGTGGTCGAGAACCTGAATTACTCCGCCGAGGGCCTGCTCGCGACCTGGCCGAAGCGGTTCACGCCGGCAGAGGCGAAGCAGTACGCCCGCCAGCCCGAGCACATCGCGAACCGCGTCTACGCAAACCGGATGGGCAACGGGTCGCCGGATACGGGCGATGGGTATCGATACCGTGGCCGCGGCCTGATCATGATCACCGGCCGCGACAACTACACCGAAGCTGCACGTGCCCTGGCGCTGCCACTGGTAGCGCAACCGGAACTGCTGGAGCAACGGACCTGGGCAGCAATCGCCGCGGGGTGGTGGTGGAAGTCGCGGGGTTTAAACGACCTGGCTGACCAAGGCCGATTCGAGCGGATCACTCTGAAGATCAACGGCGGCTACAACGGTGCTGAGGATCGAGTGGTGCGTCTCGAATGGGCGCGCGCAGCGCTGGCGGGTGTGTGATGAGGTGGGTTCCATGGTTGATCGTCGCGCTCGTTGCGATGGGGATGATGTGGCGGATGGACCGCCTGAGCCTGCAAGTGACCGCAGAGCGGGAGCGTGCTGACGTCGCGGCGCAGGAGCGTGACCGCAACCAGCAACTGATTGACCTGCAGGCTGGCGTACTGGCTGAACAGCAACGCCAACTCGGCCGCGTCGCCGACATCGAACGGCAAACCCGCCAGCTCGGCCAGGCCTTGGAGATACAGGGCACGCGCCACGCTGCGGCGTTACGGGAGTTGAAAGAGAATGACCAGGCTGTTCGCGACTGGCTGCGTGATGGCATCCCTGCTGGCCTTGGCCGGATGTACGCCCGCCCCGAAACCACTGACCCCAGCGCCTACCGCGCAGCAGGCCAAGTGCCCGCTGACGCCGTGTCGGCTCCCCGGCCGTCCGCCGCTAGCGAACGGTGAGGATGCAACCGCGGCGATCGATGCTGTTGAGGCTGCGTTGACAGCGTGCGCGGTCCAAGTCCTGGACTGCATCGAGCGTCAGCGAGTGGATGAGCGATGAGAGGCAGTATCTCCGCCCGAGATCTCGATGATGCGGTGGCGTCTCTACGGATCCTCTGTGGCGACCTGCCGAACAAAGTGTTGGCCGACGCCTTGAACCACACCGCGAACCAGGCGAATCAGGCCCTGGTCGGGGAGATCGACCAGGTCTTCGACCGGCCGACACCGTTCACCCGTAACGCCATCCGCATCCTGCATGCCACCTCACGCCGGCTTGAGGCGGCCTTGTGGGTGAAGGACGAAAAGGACCATGCCTCGAAGGGGCAGTCGCCGGAGGACTGGGTAGCTCCCCAGGTCTTCGGAGGGCCGAGGGTGGACAAGGCGTCGGAGCGGAACCTCCGGGCCCGGGGCATCCTGCCGGCGGGCATGTTCGTGGTTCCAGCGGAGGGCGCCCGGCTGGACCAGTACGGCAACATGAGCCGCGGCCAGATGATCCAGATCCTTTCCGGCCTGGGCGCCCTGGAATACCGAGCGGGGTTCAAAGGAAACGCCACCCAGTCGGCGCGTTCCTTGGCGAGGGGACACCAACTCGCGTACTTCGTGATGCACCGTGGCCGCCGACCGATTGGCATCGCCGAGCGCCGTGGACGGACGTTGACCATGGTCCTCGCCTTCGTCCGCCAGCCTCAGTACCGCGTGCGCTTCCAATTTCACGAAGTCGTTCGGCGTGTTGCCGAGGACGACGCGCGCCTAGAGGCGAACATCGAGCGGGCCCTGGCGAAAGCGTTGCGCTGAACCGTTGGCGGGTGGCTTGGCCGGGCGGAGCGGGGTTAGTTCAACCCGGGCCGGCGGTGGCCACTTGCAGGTGGGGTGTCGCGAAAAGCGGGGCAGTGACGTGCTACCCGTAAAGCACCGGGGGCCCCTGAAGCGTGGCCCTTGGAGAGGGTAATTCGAACCCCGCTTTTCCACTATGTATGGCCCAAATTCTGAGGTTGGTTGTTGTGTTGTTATGAGCAAACCAGATATCACTCGGCAGCCTCACTGGCTCAACAAAAGCCAGATGGCGACGAGCCTCGGTATAAGCACGCAAGCTTTTGATAAATGGGGCGTCGAGCCGGTTGCAAGGATTGGCCGAGAGGCCTTCTATGACGTCCGCTCGGTACTGGAAAACCGCCTCGACTTCGCGGAGCGGAAACACCAACCAGACGGTGATGTTCCGGAAGGCATCGACCCGCTGGCAGAACATAAGCTGACGCAGGAGCGCCTGCGCCTCACTTCGGCCCAGGCCGACGCCCAGGAGAAGAAGAACCTGGTCGCCGACAAGCATCTGGTGCCTACCGAATTTGCGGTCTTCGCCCTGGGCAAGATCGCTGCCCAGATTGGTTCAATTCTCGACACGGTGCCCTTGAAGTTGCGCCGCAAGCACCCGGACCTCGACGTGCGACACGTCGAGGCGCTGCAGCGAGAGATCGCTCTGGCGCGCAACCGCGCTTCCGAGTTGGGCGATCTACTCCCGGGTATGCTGGATGAATATGTCGAGTCCTTGGCTGAATGACCTGCAGAAGCAAGTTCGCCTCGGCCTTGAGTCCCTATTCCGCGAACCACCGCTGACTGCGGTGGAGTGGGCGGACAAGCATTTCTATTTGTCGTCCGAGTCCTCTTACCAGGAAGGAAAGTGGGAAACCGCAGCGTTCCAGGTTGGAATCCTGAACGCGATGGGCAACGACCTGATCCGCGTGGTGAACCTGATCAAGTCTGCACGGGTCGGCTACACCAAGATGCTGATGGCGAACATCGGCTACAAGCTCCAGCACAAAAAGCGCAACGTGCTGAGCTACTGCCCGACGGACCCTGACGCCGAAGAGCTGATGAAGCGGCACGTTGAGTCGTTCATCCGCGATGTTCCGGTCTTACTCGCCCTCGCGCCGTGGTATGGGAAGAAGCACCGGGACAACACCCTCGCCGCGAAGAAGTTCAGCCACCAGAAGATGCTCTGGTGCCTGGGCGGTAAGGCCGCGCGAAACTACCGCGAGAAGTCGCCCGACGAGGTCATCTACGACGAGCTGTCGAAATTCGACGCCGACATTGAGGGCGAGGGCTCGCCAACCTTTCTCGGCGACAAGCGCCTGGAGGGGGCCACCTTCAAGAAGTCGATCCGCGGTTCCACACCGGGGACGGTGGGCGAGTGCCAGATCACAAAGGCTGCTGAAGAGTCGCCGCATTTCATGCGCTTTCACATCCGCTGCCCGCATTGCCACGGAGAACAGTTCCTGAAGTGGGGCGGCAAGGACTGCTCGTTCGGCATCAGATACGAGACCAACGCGCTGGGTGAGGCGGAGAAGGCCTGGTACACCTGCGAGCACAACGGCTGCGTGATCGAGTATCACGAGGCGGTAGAGGCTGCGAACGATGGCCGCTGGATTTGTGAGCGGACCGGCCTCTGGACGCACGATTCCATGGACTGGTTCAAGGCCGACGGCGAGCCAGCCCGTACGCCTCGCTCTGTCACTTTCCACATCTGGACCGCGTACAGCGTCTTCACCACCTGGCTCGACATGGTCGGCGACTGGCTGAACGTGAAGGGCGACCGCGAAAAGCTAATCACCTTCGTCAACACCACCTTGGGCGAAACCTGGGAGGGTGACCAGGGCGAAAAGCTAGAGTGGGAGAACCTCTATGGTCGGCGCGAGATCTGGCAGCACCTGCCCGCGCGCGTAGCCGCTCTGACCGGCTTCATCGACACCCAGGACGATCGCTACGAGGCGCGCATCTGGGCCTGGGCCGCGGGCGAGGAAGGTTGGTTGGTCGACCGCTGGATTCTGCAGGGCGACCCGGCTAGCGCCGAGTTGCGCCGGAAGGTCGGGCTCAAGCTCCACCAGCAGTACCAGCGCGAAGACGGTGTGAGCATGCGCGTTGCGCTCTGGGGATGGGACTCCGGCGGTCACTACACCGACGAGGTGTACGAGGAGAGCAAGAAGCACGGCCTGTTGTGGGTCATCCCGACCAAGGGGCACAACGTCTACGGCAAGCCCATTGCAATGTTCCCCAACAACAAGAACAAGGCTGGCGTCTACCTGACGATGATCGGTACGGACAACGCCAAGGAGCTGATCTACAGCCGTCTGAAGCTTCAGCCCGAGCCAGGCAAGGTTCTCCCCGGCGTGATGCATCTGCCAGCCAGCGACGCGATCTGCGACGAGAGCGAACTGAAGCAGCTCACTGCCGAAACCAAGGTGATGAAGATCGAGAAGGGCCAGCGCGTGTATCGCTGGGACGCGAAGGGGCGCCGGAACGAGGCACTGGACTGCGCCGTCGGCGCTCTGGCAATGCTGCGAGTCGCCCAGCAGCGCTTCGGCCTGGTCCTCGATACGCCGCCCACCACTTCCACTGCACCATCGGTCCCGACCACCAAGCGCCGCAGCTCCGGCAGCGGCTATCTGAAACAACGTCGATAACCACGCGAGGCGGATATGACCGAAGCGCAGCAACGGTTGGCGGATGTGCGCGCGGCCATCCATGACATTCTCACCAAGGGGCAGACCATCACCAAGGATGGTCGCAAGCTTGAGCGCGCGCAGTTGGCGAGTCTGCGGATGCTGGAAAGCCAGTACGTGGCAGATGCGGGACAGGAGTCGGCGCTCAGTGGTCGGCGCTCCCGGGTGTGTCGGCTGTACCCTGCCGGGAAGGGGGTGTGATGGCCAGGTATCCTCATCTGACCCGGGCGGGCTTCATGCTTCCAGACCGGATTAAGAACAGCTATGACGGTGCCGGAACAGGCCGCCGCGCGCAGAGCTGGGATGCGCCGCCGGGCTCGATCAATACCTTGTCGCTCCCTGCACTGCCACTGCTACGCAAGCGCTCCCGAGCTGCGACGCGCAACGACCCCTACGCGGGTGGTGCGATCGACACACGGGTGAGCAACCTCATTGGTTCCGGCATCGTGCCAATGCCGACGATTCAGGACAAGGCGCTGCGGCGGTTGTTGCTGGAGCTCTGGCTGGACTGGACCGACGAGTCGGATGCCGACGAGCGGACCGACTTCTATGGACAGCAGGCACTGGCGGCGCGAATGGTCGAGGAGAGCGGCGAGTGCTTTATTCGTCTGCGCCCGAGGCGGCTGGAGGACGACCTAGCCGTGCCGTTGCAGTTGCAATTGCTGCCTGCCGAGTTCGTTCCGGTCGAGAAGAACGAGGTGGCACGCAACGGTAATTTGATCCGGGCCGGCATTGAGTTCAACGCCCTGGGCAAGCGGGTGGCGTACTGGATGTATCGGCGTCACCCCGGCGACAGCGCAGTGATGGCGGCGGGCTACAACCAACTGGTGCGGGTGCCGGCCAGCGAGGTACTACACGTCTTCGAGCCGTTGGAGGCAGGACAGTTGCGGGGGGTTCCCCGACTGTCTCGGGTTCTACTGCGGCTGCGCTCGTTGGACAACTTCGACGATGCGGTGCTGTTCCGCCAGGAGGTAGCCAATCTGTTCGCCGGATTCATTACTCGGCCGAGCCCAGGCGACTTGCCTCCCATTGATCCCATCAACGGTGGACCGGTGCGTATGGACGGTGACGGCTTCACGCCGATGGTGGGATTGGAGCCGGGCACCATGCAGGAGTTGCTGCCAGGCGAGCAAGTGGAGTTCTCCAAGCCGCCGGAGGCTGGTAACAACTATCCGGACTTCATGCGGCAGCAACTCCAGGCTGCGGCGATGGGAACTGGAGTGCCCTACGAGCTGTTCACCGGCGATCTGAGGAACGTAAATGACCGGGTGATCAGGGTTGTTCTCAACGAGTTTCGCCGGCGCCTGGAACAGCTTCAGTTCAGCGTCTACATCCACCAGCTTTGCCGACCGGTGAGGGCGGCGTGGATGGACATGGCGTACTTATCCGGTGCCTTGGATCTACCCGACTACGCACGCCGACGGCGCGAGTATTTGCGCACTCGCTGGGTGCCCCAGGGGTGGGAGTACATCCACCCAGTGCAGGACGTGCAGGGCAAGGTTCTAGAGATCCAGGCGGGGTTGGCCTCGCGTAGCGAGGTAGTGCTGCGCAAGGGCTATGACGCGGAAACCATCGACGAAGAAAACGCTGCAGACCAGACACGTGCCCACGAGCTTGGTCTCAACTACACAACGGCTCCGGGGTCGCCGGATCCCGCCGATGAGGAAACACCATGACCGAACAATCAGCGCTTCGTGCGCAGGCGCTTGCACTCGGCCTGCACATTTTCAACAAGGTCCCGGATGTACCGGCGCCCCAGGACGAGACCTGGTACCGCATCAAGGCTGCAGCCGAGGGTGAGCCGGACCAGGCCATCGAGGTCTACATCTACGGTGAGATTGGTACTTGGGGGATCACGGCCAACCAGTTTATCCAGGATCTGAAGGCCGTCGACGATGGTTCTTCGCCAGTGCTGGTGGCTTTCAACTCCATTGGTGGCGACCTATTCGACGGACTGGCGATCCACAACGTGCTCAACCGCCTGGGCGAGCGCTGTACCGCCCGCATCGATGCACTGGCGGCGAGTGCGGCAAGCGTGGCGGCCTGCGGCGCGCATCGGTTGGAGATGGCTTCCAATTCCATGCTGATGATCCACAACCCCTGGACCTGGGCCGGCGGCGATGCCGACGATCTGCGCAAGGTGGCCGAGGTGCTGGACCAGACGCTGGAAGCCATCGTCGCCTCCTACAAGCGCAAGGCGCCCGAGATCGACGATGGTGAGCTCCGGCAGATGATCAAGGACGAGACTTGGCTGACGGCGAGTGAAGCCACGACGCTTGGTTTCTGCGACGAGGTGCTGGACGGTGTGGCTGTGAAGGCGGTGGTGGGCGATGGCGGTGCGTTGCGCAAATACCGCAATACTCCCCAGACGCTGCTTGCTCAACTCGATAAGCCGCCGCTGAGCGATACACCTGCACCGACAGAGGACCCTGTTCTTGAACCTGATCCCGAACCCCCTGTAACCCAGCCCACTGCCGCCGCCCTGGCAGCACGGATTATCCGTAGCTGCTCGGAGGCCGGTATCCATAACCTCGTGGAGGCTCTGACCTTGGCAGGAAACCTGAAAGACGAGGCGAGCATTGATGCAGCGGTCACCCGGGCCAAGGCGGTCCGCGATCTGTGCGTCAGTGCGCGCCTGCCGGAACTTGCCGCCGACTATGTGAAAGCTGGCCTCGAACCTGACGCCGTACGCGCCAGGCTGTTCGACAAGCTGGCTGGCAACGGCTTCGGCGAAATCATCAACACCCCGCCGCTCGAGGATGATCCGACGCCCCCCAGCAAGGCCAGGGCTGCGACGCCGTCGAAGGTGTACGCCGCGCGTCGGGCTGCCCAAACCGCTAAACCCAAGGCTTCGAAAGGAGAAGCATGATGACCAAAACCGAAGGCTTTCACGCCGGTGAGTTCCTCCTCTCGGAGGGGGCCGGTTCCATTTCCCGCGAACAGGTGACCCTGGCCGCTACCGCGAAGGCCCTGCCAGCCGGCCAGGTGCTGGGTATCGTCACGGCGTCGGGCCAATACGCGCCCTACGACGATGCGGCCACAGATGGCACCGAGGTGGCGGTGGCGATCCTGTATGCGCCCAAGCCGGCCTCGCCCGATCCCCAGGCGGTGACCGTGATTGCTCGTCTGGCCGAGGTGATCGATGTGGCGCTGACGGGTTTGAACGACGCTGCCCGTGGCGACCTCAAGGCCCGCAACCTCATTGTCCGCACCGGTACGCCGTACTGACCGGCCCCTTTGAGTCCTCCCGAAGCCCCGCACCCGCGGGGCTTTTCATTTTCTATGGAGTAAACAATGGCTGACATCAACGTCTTCGAAGACGAGGCGTTCAGCGTCTCGTCCCTCACCGCTGCGATCAACGAAGCCCCCGAGGTGCCTGGCCGTCTGGCGGCTCTGGGACTCTTCGAGGAAGAGGGCAGCACCACCATCACCCAGCAGATCGAGAAGGACGGAGACACCCTACACTTGGTGCCGGCCGCCGATCGCGGCGCGCCGGGCCTGGTGGTAACTGGCAGCAAGCGCGTGCTGATTCCGTTCAACAATGTGCACTTGCCACAGACCTTCACCATCCTGGCCGACGAGATCCAAGGCATTCGCGCCTTTGGCGAGCAAACCGAATTGCAGGCTGTGCAGGACGTGGTGAACAAGCGCCTGGGCAAGATGCGTCGCCAGCTCGACGCCACTCACGAGCACCAGCGGATGGGCGCGGTGCTCGGTACCATCCTCGATGCCGACGGCAGCACTGTATTGCTCGACCTCTACGACCGCTTCGGTATCAGTGCTCAGGTCGTTCAGATGGAGCTAGGTAGCGCGACCACCAAGGTACGCCTGAAGGCCGGCGAAGCACTGGACGCGCAGGAGGATGCCCTGGGCAACATCCCCAGCAGCGGCTCGCGCGCGCTTTGTGGGAAGAACTTCTGGAATGCGCTGATCACCCACAAGTCGGTGGAGGAGACCTACCTCAACACCATGCAGGCCTCCCAACTGCGCGGTGATGCACGCGAGGAGTTCGAGTTTGGCGGCGTGATCTGGGAGCGCTACCGCGGCAAGGTGGGCGGTCGCTCCTTCATCCCAGATGATGAGGCACGGCTTGTGCCTATCGGAGTGCCGGAGCTGTTCCTGAGCATCTTCGCGCCGGCCAACTACATGGAGACCGTCAACACCCTGGGCCTGCCGTATTACGCCAAGCAGGAGGTCATGCCGTTCAACAAGGGCGTGGCTGGCGAAGCGCAGTCGAACCCTCTGCATATTTGCACCCGCCCTCGCGCAGTCATCAAGTTGGTGAAGTAGTGGCTGGCTTTGTCCAATTGGTCGCCGACATGGACGAGATCATCGCCGACGTCCTCGGCGATGGTGAGTTTGGCTACCTGGACCGCTCTGGCCGGCAGGTCGGCAATGCTGCGGTGATCGTTGAGGAAGGTGTTGAGCGCATGGAGGCCGGCGCCCTGGATCGGTACCGGACCATTGCGTGCCGCAAGGCGTTCTTGCAGCCCCTTGATCGAAAGGGGGCGTTCCTCGATTCCGATGGCCAGGTCTGGCGCATCGACGGCATCCATGCCGACGACGGCGACTGGATCACTTTCTACGTGGTGCCCGAATGAGCGACGTGATCGATGTACAGACCGCGGTCATCGGCCAACTGCTGGACCTGCTGGCCGCGGTACCGGCGTTCGGCGACGCCGTCCGTGAGGACTGGGTGGCCGGGGTGCTCGACGCCGAGGACAGCGACGAGCCCGAACGGCTGATCATCCTGCAGGAAGGGGACACCGTGGAACGAGACCGGTCGCCGGGCAGTGTCGTGGAGGAGTGGACCGTGAACATCGTCCCGATGGCGCGCGGCAGGGACGCCGCCCAGGCGTTGCGCGAGGCGCGCCTGGCGATCAAGCGGGTGCTCAAGGGCCACAAGGCCGGGCTGACGGTGCCCGGCCTGGTGCGTGTCGATTTTCCGGCATCCGCTGTGCGCCTGCCCGAGCCCGGCCGGCGCTGGGCCTATCGAGCCATCCCTCTGCAGGTCAGCTACTCGCAGCAGTTGTAACCCATCCACCAGGCCGCCTCCGGGCGGCCTCTACATTTCCGGAGGGCTCCATGCCCGAGATCATCGTTACCAGGCCGTTCAACTACCGCGAGGGGCTCGACGCGACCCACTACCCGGCGTCGAAGGGCGCCATCAGCGTTACCGCCGCCGTAGCTGCCCATGCCCTGGGCAAGGGCTACGCCACCGAGGCCAAGGCCAAGGCGCCGATTCCGGCAGCCACCGCCGAGCCGACCGGCGGCGACCAGAAGTAACCCACCCGAACCCATCAGGAGAGCCCCATGCTCCAGACCATCGACCGCTCGTTCATCGGCGAGGGCATCATCCATGCCCGCCTGTACGGATCGCAGGAACCGTTCCTGCCGCTCGGCAACTGCGACACCTTCAACATCAGCTTCGCCACCGACCGCAAGACGCTGCCCAACTACATGGGAGGCGGCGGCAACAGCAACGTCCGCGAGCGCGTCACCGACGTGACGTCCTCCATCGGAATGTTCGACCTGACCGCCGAGAATGTCGCCCTGGTGACGCGCTCCACCATCCAGGTGGCGCCCACCGCCGCGATCACCGACGAGGCGCATACCTCTCAGGGGGTTGCGCTGGAGTTGATCCCGTTCAAGTACCTGCCGGACCTGACCAAGCCCGTGACGGTGAAGACCGCGGGGGACGTCGAGGTGGCCCCGGGCACGGACTACCTGCTGGTACCTCACGGCATCCAGGTGCTGAGCGGCGGCAAGATCGATGCAACCGGCATCAAGGTCAGCTACACGCCGCGCCCGAGCCGGGCGGTGCATATGCTCAACGGCTCGCAGAAGGAGCTGGAGCTGTTCATCGCTGGCCTGAACGACGCGCAGTCGGGCGAGCCGTTCGCGCTGCGTCCTCGCCGCGTCAAGTTCGGCCTCCTGCAGGAACTGGCGGTGCTGGGCCAGGAATACGCCAAGCTCACCGGCCCGGCGGAACTGCTCGCAGATTCGCGCGTGACCGCGACCGACATTTCCAAGTTCTGCCAGATGGATCTGGCAGGATAAGAATGGAAATAAAAAGTTACTTTTGGAGAGGTAATATAAAATCTCTCCAATATTTCGAATATAAATAGGTCGGCCAAGTGTTGCTGTTATTTGGTGTTAATCCCCATATTTCTGGTAGGGGTGTCTTATTTATATTTGGCTAGGTTTAGTTCTGCGAGCCTGGAAACGGCTCGCTGGTCCTGCCTGTCGAGTGTAGGGCTAATAACTATTCGCTATGCAAGGAGCATCGCAAATGGGTACTTATCTGTTCCAATATGCACAAGATAAGGATTATGTGCTGGGTGTTTCCGATGAGCAGTCCGGCGCCAAAGTCGTACTGCGGAAAGCGCAAGGCACGCCATATCGCTTCATCCTTTGGGATGTCGATCAGGACACAGGGGTGATCACCCTGAACTCAAGCGGCGGCCAGTTGGCGATTGACCCGCAGGGTGGGAAGGTTTCGCCACAGAATATCCTGACGCTGGCTGTCGTGAATTCGAGTTCGAAGAGCCAACGCTTCGATATGGTGACGAAACCGCTCTACATCTTGAGCGTCCCCGAACCGGGGCTCTGTATCGACAACCAGAATCGTGTAACTAAAGACGGCAACCCGATCTGGCTCTACGAGTTCAACGGTTCGCAGGCTCAGCAATGGATCCCGCAGCGACTCTCGTTCGCGAAGGCTGACTTCTAAAAAATTAGCCTTTATAGAGCCTCCAGTATTTCCATGCTGGAGGCTCTTTTAAATGGTTTGTAAGTAAGTTCTTGGTTTCTCTGTTGGGACGAAGTTGTGTCATTCAGAGACTTTTAGTGGGGCGTAATTTTTTGTGGCTCAAGAGAGTTAGCTAGTAATAGCCAGTTCTGATCTTAACCCGCCATATGGCGGGTTTTTTATTGTCCGGAGATTCTTATGGCGAGCCCAATGCAGCGCCTGATCCAGTTCGTTCTTCGCGGCCGGGACGAACTGTCGCCCGCCGCCCAGCAGTCGACCGAGGCGCTGGAAGGGCTGCGCACCACGGCGGCGAACCTGAACCGGCAGTTGGACGATGCGAAGGGTGCCCGCGGTCTGGTGACCACGCTCGGAACTACCGAGCGCGCCATTGCGCAGACGCAGACGTCGGTGCAGCGGGTGGACCGTACCATTGCGGACCTGCGCGAGGCGTTGGACCGCAATCCCGGGAGCCGGGGCCTGGCCGTGTCCCTGCAGATCGCGGAGCGTGACGCAGCGGGTCTGCGTCGGACCCTTGACCAACTGACTGCTCGGCACGCTGAGCAACAACGTGCGGCGCGGGCGGCGGGTGTGGATACCGGGCAGCTTGCCAACGAGGAGCGGCGGCTGGCGTCGGTGGTCGACAACACCCGCGAGAGCATCGCGCAGAACAGCCGCGAGATCCGCGAGCTGGAACGTGCGCAGATGCGAGCGGCGCGGGAGGCGGCTGGCCACACCACGCGCGTGACGGCGCTGCGCGAGGCCATGTCGTCCGGCGTTCGCCAGGCAGCCGCTTACGCCGCGGCCTTCGTCGGCATCCAGGCGGCGCTGAACCTGGTGCGCAGAGGAATCGGCCTGGTGCGTGATGGCATCGTCTCGATGCTGACCACCGGCGACCAGTTCGAGAACCTGCAGAACCGGCTTACGTCGCTGATGGGCTCGGTTGCCGAGGGTGAGCGGGCAACCGCCTGGATCAAGACCTTTGCCAAGGACACGCCGCTTCAGTTGGGCGACGTCACCGACGCCTTCGCGCTGCTGAAGGCCTACGGCCTGGACCCTATGGACGGGGCGCTGAAAGCGATCGAGGACCAGTCGGAGAAGCTGGGCGGCGGCATGGAGCGCCTGGAGGGCATCACGACGGCAGTCGGCCAGGCCTGGGCGAAGCAGAAGCTGCAGACCGAGGAGATCCTGCAACTGGTCGAGCGTGGCGTGCCCGTGTGGGACATGCTGGCCAAGGTCACCGGCAAGAATGCCGCGCAGCTGCAGGATCTGGCGAGCAAGGGCAAGCTTGGCCGGGACGTCATCAAGGCGCTGGTCGACGAAATGGGGCGCAGCTCCGAAGGGGCCGCTGCGAAGGCCATGAGCACCCTGACCGGTCTGGTCAGCAACCTCGGCGACACTGCGGCCGACTTTCTCAACCGCATTGCCAACGCCGGCGCGCTGGACCACGTCAAGAACAAGCTGAAGGAACTGGGCGATACCATCGCGCAGATGGACCAGGACGGGCGCCTCGACACGCTGGCCAAGGGGCTGTCGGATGCCTTCGTCCAGGGCTCGGAATGGGTCGAGCGCTTCATCAAGCGCCTGGCCGACGTCGATTTCGGCACCCTGATCGACAAGACCTCGGCCTGGCTTAGCAGCTTCAGCACCCAGCTGGACGACATGGCCTCGCGGGTGCAACTGTTCATCGCGCCGTTCCGGACGTTGTTCAACGGCGTCACCTCGGGCATCAGCGCTATCGCCCTGGCCTGGACCGGCACCATGTCGCTGATGGTCGCCGGCATCGAGAAGTTGGCGGAGAAGATCCCGGCGGCGCTGGGTGGGGAGCGCATCCGCAGTTCCGTCGCCGGCGTCCACGACTTGCTCAGCAGCATGAGCGAGGGTTTTCGCCAGCAGATCCAGCAGGACGCGCAGGATATCGCGGATGCCTGGGATACCAGCACCACGGCCACCGCCTCCGCCGCACAGCAGCAGAGCCAGGCGATCACCGACACCTTCACCGACCTGAAGGCGGGTGCGAAGAGCGCGGCCGCCGAGTCGGTGCAGGCGGTGACCAGCCTGCAGAATGCCCTGGACCAGATCAGCGCGGCCAAGACCACCGAGCAACTGACCGCCTTGCAGGGGGAAATGCTCAAGGCCTACCAGGCCGGCATGCTGAGCCAGCATGAGTATGCGAACGGCGCCGGTGTCCTCAACGCGAAGCTGACCGAACTGAAGTCGACCGCCAGCGGCGCCGCCCAGGGGGTGTCTGACCTCAGTACCGGCCTGGAGAACCTGAAGCAGGTCCAGGACGCGATCAGCAGCGCGAAGACCACGGTCGATATCCAGAACATCCGGACGGCGCTGGGCCGGCTGTACAACGACGGCACGATCAGCGCGCGGGAGTTCAACCAGGAACAGACCAAGCTGTCCGCCAAGGTCAAGGAACTGAAGGCGGCAGGCGAGGAGGGCGCCAAGGGTATGCAGGCGGTCGCGGAGTCCTCGGACAAGGCGGCCAAATCGCTCTCGGACCAGCGCAAGGCCATCGGCGAATCGATGGAGGCGACTCGCAAGGGAGTAGCGTCGACGAAGGACGACATGGGTGCCTTCGAAGGGTTCTTCGGTGGAGTGTTGAGCACCGCGCGGCAGGGCGTCGCGCAGTTGAGCCAGGAAGCGCTGAATGCCTTCGACGCGATGCGTGGGATCTCCACCGTCGATCTCAGCATCGACACCAGCAGCTTGGACGCCACTTCGCGCTCCCTGGCCAAGGTCAGTGAGCAACTGGCCCGGATCAAGGCCGAGTCGGGCGTGGGCATGAGCGGTTTCGGACGCTGGGCGATGGATACCCAGCGGGCCAGCCTGGAGATCCAGGCGGCGTACCTGGAGCAGAAGCGCAGCCTGCAGAGCCTGATGGACGACTACGAGCGCGGGACCATGAAGCTGGGCGACTTCGTGTCGGCGGCCAAGGGCGCTCGAAATGGCCTCAGCCTGCTGAACGATTCGGACATGCGGCAATTGGAGAGCGCAATCGAGGCGGCCAATCAGAAGATCCAGCAGCTCAAGGAAGGCTCGAGGTCGACGCTGGTCAGCCTGCGCGAGGAACTGGCGGGGCTGCGCGGCGAGCAGGAGGCCGTGGATCGCAGCCGGTTCAACAGCCGTAAGGCTGAGTTGCAGCAGCAACTGGCCGAGGCCCAGGGCAGCGGCGACATGAACGCGGTGCAGAACCTGATGACGGCGCTGGCGACCCTGCAGCAGATCCAGGCCGAGACGGATGCCAAGCGGCAGAGAGAGGAGCAGCAGAAGCGGGTGGACGAGCAGAACGCCGCCAAGGCCGCGGCGGCGCCACCTGCCTCGCCGCCGGCGTCGAGTCCTCCGCCCCGGGTCGTTCGTTTCGAGACGCCGCGGGGAGCCGTTGACGTGGCGGTGGCCAGCGAACAGGACGAAACCAACCTGCTCGGCGTGCTCGAGCAGGCCAGCATGAGGACCGGCCGATGAGGCTCGATGCGGTGGAACTGGGCGACCAGTTCGAATGGGTGGACGAGTTCACCTGGGATGCGGTGGCACAAGAGCAGGAGCGTTCCCTGACCGGTGCGCTGTTGGTGCAGGAAGGCACCAAGCTGCATGGACGCCCGATCACACTGCGTTCCGGGGGAGGGGTATGGACGCCGCTGTGGGTCGTGCGGCAGTTGGAGGTGCTGCGCGACCAGCGCCTGCGGGTCATGCCGCTGGTGCTGCCAGACGGCCGCGAGTTCTCGGTGATCTTCAACCGCGCCGAAGGGGCGCCGCTGGAAGCCGAACCGCTGTTCCGCGAGGTCAACCCCGGTCCGGACGCCGACTACCTGGTGACATTGCGACTGCTCACCGTAGCGCCGCCCACCCCCGACCCTTGATCCCACACCCCGCCTCGGCGGGGTTTTCTTTTCTGGCTGGAGTGTTCCATGACGATCACCGTCGATGATGTAAAGCTGCTGAAATCCCAGCGCCTCACCGATGAGGACGACGGCGGCGGCCGTGCCACCGGGCAGGCCGTGGTGGATCGCGAGATCAACAACCTGTTTCCCGATATCTCGCGCCTGGACCGGACCATCGGCCGGATCAACCTGCGCAAGGCCTTCGCCGGCATCAGCTCGAATAGCGCCGAGCCGTACCTGGGCGCTCATGCCATCGTCACGCGGGCGCCGGCCGATCCGCGTGTCTCGGTGCTGCTGTTCAACACCGGCAGCCAGACCGATGAGCGCCGCGACGCGCGCAACGCCATCGAGTCCTTCGTGGTGCCGGCCGTGTCTGCCTCGTTCGAACTGCTGGGCAACCAGTTGCAGGGCCAGCGCGCCATCGCTTGCGTGCAGCGCGAAGAACAGCGGCTGCCCGAGATCGGCGAGGTCTATCAGTTGGTGTTCGAGTCGCGCTCGCAGTATGTCCGCATCACCGACGTCGAGGCGCGGCTGGAACAGTTTGCCCACGACTACGGCAACGGCAACTTCGTGAACTTCACCCGGCGCCGGCTGGACCTGTCGATCAGCGCGCCACTGGGCGCGACCTTCCCCGGCGGCCAGGTGACTCCAGGCGGTACCACCAGTCCGAAAAGCCAGGTGCTCAGCACCCAGGTCGCCGATGCCGCGCGGTACTACGGCATCAGCCCCCTGGACGAGGCTGTCAGCCGCGGCGCGCTGAGCCTGCGGGTCAAGTCGGTCTATTCCCAGCTGGTGCCCAGCACCACCCGGGAAAACGCGCTGGTCGACCAACTGGCCGGCTACCAGCGGCGCCTGTTCGCTGCGGCCGGGCCGGCGCGGACGGTCAACCTGAATGTCGCGAACATAGGCAGCGGCAGGTCGCGGACGTTCCTCGGCACCGGCTGCGCGCCGGGTTCGCTGTCGCTGAGCGCCGGCGGCGGTGTGTTCGCCGACGACCGCAAGGGAGGCCTGCGCTACATCAGCGGTTCGAACTGGATTGCCAGCGGTACCGTCGACTACGAGAGCGGCGCAATCGAGATGGCGGCCTCCGGTAGCGGCTGGAGCGGGACAGCGAGCGCCACCTACCAGCCTGCCGCGGCGGCGACGGGCGAAGCGGTGACCGGGGAGATCCCTATCGAACTGGGCAACCGCGGCTTCGTCTACACCCTGTCGCTGTCCGAAGCGCCGCCCCAGCCGGGCACCCTGGTGGTCTCGTTCCTCGCCCTGGGCAAATGGCAGGAGATCCGCGACCAGGGCAACGGCGAATTGGCCGGTGAAGGCACCGGCACGGTGGACTTCGCGACCGGCTCGGTATCCATCACCCTGAGCGCGCTGCCGGACGTGGGGAGTTCGCTGATCTACGCCTACGTCGGGCAGAACGATGCGGCGCTGACCCAGCGCACCGGCACCAGCGTGCAGGCGCGCGCGCGGATCAACCGGACGTTGCCGCACCAGGGGCTGTTGCCAGGCTCCTACAAGGCGACGTTCAAGGTCGGCGGGGTAGAGCGCACCGTGCTCGATAGCGGCAACGGCTCGCTCAGCGGTACCGGTGGCAGCGGCCAGATCAACTATGCCGACGGCAAGGTCAGCATGGAATTGAGCGCCACCCCGGATGCCGGGAGTGGGATCGTGCATACCTACCAGCAGGGCAGCGTGACCGACAGCCCGCTGGCGGTGACCTCCGACAGCACCGGCATGTGCATCGGCACTCTCCCCGGGGCGCCGCTCAAGGCGGGCAGCGTGCGCCTATCGTGGATCACCAAGCGTCGCCAGGCGGCGCCGACCCTCGGTGCTGACATGGGCACCGGGGCGCTGCCGATCTTCGAATCGGAGATCACCGTGGACAACTCGGTGACCGACGACGCCGCCGGCGGCTGGGCCGGGCGCGCCGGGACGATCAACTACGAGACCGGCGAATTCAGCCTGAAGGTGGCCGGCAACTACGTGTTCAAGGAGTACACCTACTACACCGACACGATCGACAACTTCGGTATGAAGAAGCTGCGCCTGGTGGCCACCGATACCACCTTGCTGGAGGGGTTCGGCGGCACGCTGAGCGTGCGCGCGCAGAGCCGCGGCGTCGAGTACGGCGAGCAGACCGATTCGCAGACCGTCGCGCCGGTGACCCTGGACCTGTTGCCTGGTGTGGCCGAGCCGATCCTGCCGGGCTCGCTGGTGTTCACCTGGGCCGGCGAGGTCTACGTCGACCGCTCCGGTGTGCTCTACAAGAACATCAACAGCAGCACCAACGCCGGCATCGCCGTCGGCTCGGTGGACTACGCCGGCCGTACCGCGACGCTGAACACCTATGGCTCGGGGGCGGCGCCGACGGTCACGCTGCTGGCCTGTCTGACTACCAACGCCGGCTTCAGCGTCACCAGCATGACCTTCCGCACGCCGGGGGCGCCGCTGCGTTCTGCGAGCCTGCAGGTGACGGCGGTTCGCCTGGATACCGCGCAGATCGTGACCACCACGGCGGACGCGAACGGTAAGCTCAATGGCGCGGTGATCAAGGGTAGCGTCGATATCGTGACCGGCATCGTCCGGCTGCGCTTCACCAGCAATCTGGAGGACACCACTGGGGCCAGCGATATCCCGGTGATTCCGCTGCTGCTGCGCTACAACGCGGTCGTCTTCACCTCGCTGCCGCTGGACGCCACCCTGCTGGGCCTGGACCCGGTGCGACTGCCGGCGGACGGGCGGGTGCCAGTGTTCCGCGAGGGCGACGTGATGGTGGTTGCTCATACCGCCGAGACCACGGTGCCGAGTCCTCAAGCCGGGGGCGTGCTGCAGCTCAGCCGCGACCAGCAGGCCGAGATCAAGGTGGTGGACGCCAACGCGGTGGAACTGGCCTCGGCGGGCTACAGCGTCGACCTGGAACGCGGCCGGGTGACATGGGCCAACCCGCTGGTCCTGCAGGATGCCGAGGGCAACCCGCTGACCCTGCCGCTGGTGGTGCGTGACCGGGTCGAGCACATGACCCTCTGCACCGAGGTCCAAGTGAACGGCGAGTTGGGAATCTCCTCGCCGCTGCCCTGGGATCTGCCGGCGGGCGAAACGCTGGCGTCCAGTGCGCTGAGCTGGGGCGACCTGCAGGCGCGGCTGCACCACTGGTTCACCCAGCGGACCTGGGATATCGGCTCGCCGAACTGGACCGACGAGCCCAAGGGCGACGGGACCACCGCCAACTACAACAGCCTCGCCTATCCGCCGCTGATCGCCAACCGCGGTGCGATCGATGCGAAGTGGGCGCTGGTGTTCAACTCCTCGACCAGTTTCAGCGTGGTGGAGGAGAAGCTGGGGGTCATCGCCAACGGCACTACCACCACCGACACGGCGCCGATTAACCCGGAGACGAACACGCCGTACTTCACCATCCGCAAGGAAGGCTGGGGCAGTGGCTGGGCGGCCGGCAACGCGGTGCGCTTCAACACCGACTCGTGCCTGGGGCCGATGTGGATCGTGCGGACGGTACTCAGCGGCAAGGGCACCGTCGAGGACGATGAATTCCACCTGCAGATCAGAGGAGACGCGGACTGATGACCGCTCGACAGTACAGCTATCGGGACGCCGGCGCACCACCGGCGCTCTTCCCGTCGGCGGTGACGCCGTTCCAGAAGTTCAAGAGCTACTTGCGCGCGGCGCTGGTCGATGGCTACGGCAACAAGCCACCGGCAGGGTGGACCGTGGTAAGCGAGTTCGACACCGCCATCACCCTGGCCCCGGCGTCCAACTGCGCGCAGGTGACGTTCTACAGGCACTTAACCGGTAGCGGCAGCGTCAACGACTACATCGCAGTCTATGTGCATGAGGGCATGCTGGATATCAGCACTCCGCTCCCAAAGGGCGTCAATACGCGGTCACGTACCTGGTCGGCGGACACCAATCCCACCAGCAATGACGCTCATGTCATCTACCTGGGGTACATGTACTGGAACCATGCGACGTACTGGCAGATCTGTGCGGACGCCGAGACGTTCATCTTCTGCGTCCTCCAATCCACCGGTTACGAAAACACGAGCGAGGCGTACCAGCTCGGCCTCTACGTCGGGCAGTACGAGAGCTTCAGCGGCGCCTCCGGCGTTCAGGGGTTTATTGCCGTCGGCGGTGCCCAGGGTTACCAGAACACAACGGGGTACAGCCGAAACTGGTCCTTCGGGAGTGGCTTCAGTTCGCTGCGTGACCAGCGCTCGGGAGAGATTATCCAGGGTGGCGGTCCCAGCGTGGGAGCGCTGATGGACCAGATGCAGTATCAGAGCACCTACTACGACCGGACGGAGGGAGAGAACCCACCCTATTGGCGGATGCAGCAGCCCTATGTGACGAATGGCGCGAACTACGTCGGCCGCCTGAAGGGTGTGTGTTTCGACCCGATCCTGGGCCATTACCGCCACGGACATCTGCTGGAGCGGCTGGGGTTGTCCCTGGGCGCAACGGCGGTGGCGGAGGCAGTCCAGATGGATGGCAAGACCTACCATGTGCATATGGACCGCTGGGGGCTCTGGTTCCTGTCTGTGGATCCGGCGTGGTGGCCAGCATGAGCGCGCTGATGCTGCAGGTGGTGCCGCCGGTCCAGGTCCGGCCCGATACCTGGCTGCAGCGGTTCGGCATTGGGCCGAAGACCCTTCGCCCGCCGGTGGCAGTCGCCTGGTCGGGGGCCGGGCAGGCGATCTACCAGACCCTCGCCGTGAAGGTCACCCGCGAAGGGGAGGAGACTCCGGCGCGCAAGATCGCCACGCTGTATCGCGGGACGGTGGTCACCGCGACCGCGATGACGGCGACCTTCCAGGTCTACGAGGGTGAGACGGTGCAGCGCTTCGAGGCATCGGGCCTGCGCGGACAGTTCGTGATCCAGGTCACCGACGAAGGCGACCCGCGCCTGGGGATCATCCGCTGGCCGGTCCTCGATGCCGATACGCGCCTGCTCTCCTATGACCTGACCGAAGGCTCGGGCGGTCGAGATCCGACCGACCCGGCGAAGGTGCGAGCGGTCGTCACGGTCGACGGCGGTGCGGCCTCGCGCTGGGTGGTGGTCATCGAGCGCAAGCTCGATGGCGAATGGCGGGTGGCCGGCGTAGGGCAGACGGCCGAGTCCGGGCGCGCCGAGATCGCCCTGGAGGTGACGGCCGGCGGGACCACTTACGCGATGGGGCTGGATGACTGGGGCGCGGTGTTCGAGCCGCGTCTCGCCGTCAGCCTGGGCCAGCGCGTGCGTCCGACGATCTTCTCTGGCTGGCTCTACGAGGTGACCGAGGCCGGGGTGCTGCCGGTGGCTGAGCCGGAGTGGTGGCCGATCGAGGGCGACAACCCCAGCCGGGAGGTCGGCACGGCCCGTCTGCAGGCGACGCGTTACTACCGCCCGCTCAGCCACGGGCCCTTTCCTGTCGAGGCTCTATGATCAATGCGAGTTTCGGCGCCCCCTGGCAGAGGGCGGCGCCGCTTTCCGTGCGCGCCGTCCCGCTGCGCTGGCAGCGCCTGGTGTTTGCCGATGCGCGTAGCGGCGGGCTGTGGGGCTCCGGCCGACCACTGGCACGGCGTTGCGCCAGTGGCTGGTCCGGTGTACCGGTGCGTGATGCGGGCTGGGGGAGTGGCTGGGAGCACGCCGAGCAGCGCAACGCGGCAGCCCGCAGCGCTTGGGACAGCACCCGGGTGCTGGACGTGGAGAGAGAGCTAGGCTGGGATCGGACGCTGCGCCCGCGTGATCGGCGCCTGTCGCTGATCTACAACCCGCGCCCGTCGCCCAAGGACGCCGGCCGTCCACCCGGCTGGCGGCGCTCGGCCGAGTTCGACCGCTTCCGCGATGCGCTGTCGGAGAGGCGTGCCAGTCTCTACATCCCGACCGGCCTGCTCGACTTCAATTTCGGCCCGACCCGCTACACCCCGGCGAACACGCCCGACGTGTTCTTCGATTTCCGCTACGTGGCGCCGGTCCGCGGTATCCGTCCGGTGGACGCCGGAGCGCGCAGCAGCTACGGCAGTCCGACCCGCTTCGATGCGTTGCGGCGGATTCCCTGGGCATGGGGGCGGCCGACCGATCCGGTGCCGGCGGGCATTGTCTACCCCGACTATCCGGGGCCGGTGGTACCGATAGATCCACCCACCGAGCCCGAGATACTGGAGACCTACATGATAGGAAACACGGTCACCCTGGTGGTGCTGCCGAGTCGCACCCCGCTGGATGCGACCAGCATTCGCATCGGCCTGGATATCGACTCGTTCGCCTGGTCGTTCTCGGCTGACCTGTTCGGTCGCACCTCGCTGGACCTGACGGCGCCGGATGCCAACGGGCCGAAGACGGTAGAACTGGAGATCAACGGCTGGACCTGGCGGTTTCTGGTCGAGCGTTACAGCGGCAGCGGCAAGCATCCGAGCGAGCGCTACACCATCAGCGGCGCGAGCCGCACCCAACTGCTGGACGCGCCCTATGCGCCGAAGCGCAGCGCGGTGAACACGGCGCCGCTGAACGCACGTCAGGTTGTCGACGACCAGTTGCAGTACACCGGCTTTTCAGTGTCCTGGGACGTCGAGAACATGGGGCCGCCGGACTGGACGCTGCCGGCCGGCGCCTTCAGCTATCAGGATCAGACGCCGATGCAGGTCATCGTCAAGCTGGCCGAGGTCGCCGGCGGCATCGTCCGGCCGGGCCTGATGGACGACTCGGTGACGATCCTGCCGCGGTATCGTGAGGCGACCTGGTACTGGGGCACCGCGATTCCCGACCGGATCATCCCGGCCGCCATCGTCGCCGAGTGGGGCAGCGAGTGGAGTCCCCAGCCGGCATGGAATTTCGTCTACGTCAGCGGTACCAGCTACGGCGTCAGCGTGCAGGTGCGGCGCGCCGGTACCGCCGGCGAGGAGTCGGCGCCTGACGTCATGGAGGACTGGATGACCGGCACCGAGGTGGCGCGCTCGCGCGGGATCTGCGAGTTGTCCAAGGGAGGCAACCAGGCGATCGAGACGCGCCGTATCCCGCTGTTCCAGAAGGATGATGGGGTACCGGGCCTGGTGCAGCCGGGCATGTTGGTCGAGGTGCGAGACGAACAGGCGACGTGGCGCGGTCTCTGCCTGGCTACCGATATCTCGGCCGAGGGGGTAGGGGCTAGCCGCGTTTGGCAGACCCTGCGCATCGAGCGCCACTACCCGGGAGGCTCCTGATGGCGACGGTCAACCCCTGGCGTCGGTTCATCGGGCTCTTACCGGGCGGCGCGCGCACGGTGGGGGAGGTGATCGATGTCGACGAGGGCGCCGGCACCTGCCGCGTCCGCCTGCGAAACAACGTTGTGATCGCGGCTCGGGGCACGGCAGTGCCGGCCGGGCAGAGGGCGTTCATCAGCGATGGCATGGTGACCGGGCCGGCGCCGCAGATCCCCCAGTTCGATATCGAGGTTTGAAGCCTCCGGGGGAAGGCCCGGATAGTTACGCCCTGGTAGCCTCTCGGATTTTTAAGACAGAGGAAGAAATGAAGAGGGGCGTTGGTGTCATGCCCTGTCTCGGGTGTGATCCAACCATGGCCTTTGCTTTGATCGAACCACTTGATAGTTCCTGATTGGCGGGTAAATGCGGCACTTGTTCCGCAATTTCGAATGAGCCCTTGTAGAATCTGGGCTTCAAGGGTGTGAAGAAAATTTCAATGCGGAAAGGATTTCACCGCAATTAATTGAAATTTAAAGAAAAGTCGATGGACTTAAAATCCCTCGGGGGTAACCCCGTGCCGGTTCGACCCCGGCTCCGGGCACCATCGTGTTTCCTGGCGTTCAGCCGACTTCTGCGCTCCTTCCCCGATTTTCTTCTGGCCCGCAATCGCGCGGCAGTCAACGAGTCGACGTTGCCTTCTTTCCCTTCTCGGCCTTGGAGGCGTTTCATTCTAGTACGGCTCCGTATAGGGTTCGCCCTGGCTGGCGAGCGGGAGTGTTTGTTCAGCTTGAAGTAGTTGTCTTTGGAAGTTTGATTTTTTGTCGTTATCTTCTGCTCCTGCTTTTTAATTTCCTTTCCGAATATATTCAATTAACTGGCGGAATTATTGTGTTTTCTCCTGCATGAATTGATAGGCGGTACTTTCTCGCTGCTGTGCTTTGCTGACAGGGAAGGATCGCGAATCAGGGTTTTTCGCCTCTTTCGTTTATGAACAGGAATTCATATATCGGAGATCAATCATGGCTTGGAAAGGTGAGGTTCTGGCTAATAACGAAGCAGGGCAGGTAACGTCGATTATCTACAATCCGGGCGATGTCATTACCATCGTCGCCGCCGGTTGGGCCAGTTACGGACCTACCCAGAAATGGGGGCCGCAGGGCGATCGGGAGCATCCGGACCAAGGGCTGATCTGCCACGATGCGTTTTGTGGCGCGCTGGTCATGAAGATTGGCAACAGCGGAACCATTCCGGTCAATACCGGGTTGTTCCGTTGGGTTGCACCCAGTAATGTCCAGGGCGCCATCACTCTTATCTACAACGACGTGCCCGGAACCTATGGCAATAACTCCGGCTCGTTCAGCGTCAATATTGGAAAGGATCAGTCCTGA